CGTATTGTTTTGCTAGTTTTGCCCTATTACTAAAACTAGAGTCTACTTTGATAGAGTTAAGATACGTTACAATACTGTTTCCAGTATATACATCGTTTTCTTCTTTGGGTTGAGAGACTGGTTTAGGCTCTTGTTTTTGTGGTGTACTAGCAACAGTTGTACCATCTAAGTCTATGAACTCTTGACCATAGAAACGACAAATAGCTCTAGCATGAACTCTGGCCATCTCTTTGACATACTCTTCTTGCTTGCTACCAAACAACAACTCAAAGTCGTCATCAGTACCAGGCTCATCATTTGTCATAAAACCGTTCTCAGTTAGGACTGCGGTCATCTCAGTCTCTCTACAGATATGAAGGTTAGTCCAGCTACCAGGTTGGCTTGCGTGAAGCCCATTACCATGTGTAGCATAACCAGCGTTGTTACATTCTTCAGCATACAGCTCTGCAAGTCTCTGAGCTGCCTCTGATGTGTACCAATAGAATGCACAACGACCTTCTACCTCGTCATTACTATTTGCATTGGCATGAATAGACCAAACTAAGTCTACCCCTAAGCTATTATAATAATCTGTACGTTCTGACAGAGGTACTTCATCTTCGAATGGTTTTTGTATCATGGCTGTCTTGAATCCATTGTGCTCTAATAGATTAACTAACTCAATACCAGTCTTAGCATTGAAGTCATGCTCAGCATAACCAACACCATTCACGTAAACACCCTTATTTGGTGGAAACGTATTCACACCATGTCCTATATCAACACCAATAGTTTCTCCTGCCATTTAATTCCCTCCCTTTTGGTCGGTGTGCTCTGTCACACCTATATCATTATTATATCCTGGAACTTCTTTACCGTCAACCGCCATTTGTAGGCCTAAGAACATAATACCTACAACTAAGGTCATGGAGGCCATAATGAAAGCACTCACTGTAGCTCTCCATAACCATTTAGATTTTTCCGCTTGCTCATTTGTCATTTTAAGTGCATCATCAGACTTATCCAAGGCATCACGACTACGTTCATCTACGATTTTCAGGTCTTCAGCAATCTCCTTTCGCAGGTCAACTTGATTCTTGTGAGACTCTTCTAATCCTTGCAATCTTGATTCTACTCCTTTTATGGAACTGCTGACATCCTGTAGAGAGTCGTAGATTTCTCGCATTGTTATCATAATTCCCGGGTCCTGTCTCTCGTCTTTATTCATATTGAGCCTCCTCAGTTTTGTGGGGGTAAAAACTTATACAGGCTTTCCGCTTCATTACCTAGTACCCAGAAACCTACACCAGCTAACTGCCACTTAGACTTGGCCTGACTCATAAACTCTAAAATGGTGCTATTATCGTTGAAGTACGCAATAGAACCACCATCGGCGTCACAGATGAATGCAGCATGGAACCAAATGCCGATGTCCTGTGCTTCATATATTACCCTATAGTCGCCTGGAGGTAATGTGACTCTGTCTGTTTGATAATAGTCCCAATCCTTCGTGATAGAAACATTACGAGTATGGTCTTCTTCCATAGTTGGGTCAGTTAATAAGAACGAACCGTACTCATCTTCATACACCACATTAGTCCTATCAATCTTACCTATGTCAGAACTATCAAGAATAGTTCCATTAACATCAGCCACTAGTAGCCTGAACTTCTCTCTAGGATTATATCTAAGAGAATGATTCAAACTAAAGAGGTGATTTTCTGTCGCCGAATTTTTTGTGCGGAAGCCAGCAGAGCCAGTCATAGTCACACCCGTATCCCACGTCAATAACTTATCTAATGCACTTGTACCGGATGTTGCGGAATTTCCTCTGTATACTTCTATTATACCTTCACGAACCCTGACCTCGCAAGTGATTAGGGACTTTCCCGGTAAATAGACCGAATCCTTATGTGGATTACCTGCATCACTAGTAGATACAAGAGGATTGAATACACCATTCACACATTCATATAAAGTACAATTACCATAATCACTACCGCCACTCTTAACAAACTGAGCCATATAAAAGTTGGATTCATCTTGTACGCCGACTAATATACCATAGTTGTTACCACCTCTAGAGAAGTTATATTGAGCACGCACATGTACGTTGTCAAAGTCCCCATTATTTATGAACCCAATAACTGTATCACCTGCAGGGGTAATGAGTGGCTCTGGGTATGTGCCTGTGATGGCATTATCCGGTGTAGAAGCCCGACCGTTTTTAAAGAAGGTCCAATAAGAAGACATTAACGCTAGGCTACCATCGGCTGTTTTGTATCTCCAGTCATCAGGCCATACAGTAAAGTAATCTGGTGGACGTCTTAGCACTTCACACGCAATAACGAACTCATTATTATTAGGGTAGACATTACTCGGTGCAGGTAAGGAATCAGAGATGATATTACCCGCAGCATCACGAGGTATATCTGAATTCATCCATCCTTTGAACTCTCTAACAACCCCGGTATATTCTGAAGAGCCTGCAGTCCATTTATTATGAAACGCCGGTGCTACTAGGAACTCACCTAAACGGAAACCAGAAGATGAATCTGGTGGTCCCTTTACAGTTATAAGATTAGACCCAGCATTTAAATTTACTGTACCGATGTGTACATACTGAAAAGCCATTCTACCAGGTCTCCACCAAGGTATGTGGTCTAACATAACTGGAACGCCATTTATCTCAATGTAGAGTGTGTCTTTATCGAAAAATGGTAATAGAGTATATAATACTAATTCCTTAGTACCACCTTCGGAGTTGAAATAGTAATTATATTCCCCTTGTACCTCATTTAATGTTGGGTTTGGTGTTTTGGTCGCAATGGAACCATCACTAGCTTCTTGCCATGCACCCGGCGGGTTTAAGTGTTTGTTAGTGTCCTCAACTGAAGGTATCCATCTTGTTTCTATTCCTTGTGGGAACAGGTCTGCTTCCTCTGCTTGTGTTTTTGCATATGTGACCGCATACTGTTTATTATTAGTAGGTTCGATTACTACAGACGGCCTATTCTTCACATCATAATCATTTGCATAAAGGTAATCATAAATGTGTAAGTAAAGATACGGGCAATGGTCTTCTAATTGATAAAAGCCAGCAAAAGGAATATAAGGTTGGGTTTGTGTATTACCTCTATATTTATCTGTGTGTGATAGTTTTCCATTCATCCAATCATACCAAGCCCACATACCACCCGAAGCACCTCTATAATCGTTTATATTACCGTCTGAGTCCTCTACTTGTAACTGGGTTATATTCCAGCGAAAACCAAAACCACCTATACCCAAACTAACTTTATTGACTGGCATCACATCAACAGCGTAATCGTATATAGAATCCATCCACCACTGTGGTTGAAGTGGTCCCGGAGCTGAACCTGCCCAAGCAAAGGCATAAGACATGATAATACAGCTATCGAAATAATTATGGAATCTACTGTAATCACACCATGCTTCCCAATAAGGAGTACCTGGACCTTCCATCGGAGGTAGACACCAATTAACATCTAAATTAGGGAAGGCTTTTACGGTATCATATAACATAGAGGCCATACTCAATACTTCATCCGCAGTACAATAATTACCTCGTTCCAAGTCAAAGTCTATACCATCAATAAAGTCCCACTCATTTATCAATCGTTCAACCTCAGCTTTGAACTTAGTTTGTGCTGGTTGTGCTTTGTTGCCTTGCCAGTTCTTACCTAAAGCTTTAAATAACATTCTGGCACCATCTTGCCGGATGGTAAGGTAGAATTTTAAATGTGGATGTAATTCTTTTATTCCACGCCAGTGGTCTATGAATGCCCGATATTCAGTTGGGTTAGTATCCATAGAATATTCTACTCCATCACTAGGTTTCCAGAACATATTCATCGTTGTAGTCTCATCGTTTAAATCACCGGACCACCCAGAAGTATCTAACGTATAACCACCATCAATACAATGAATAGTACCGTCTGGGTCAATTAGGAATTTAAAGAGACCGACACCGGAATATCGGTCCCCATACTGACTGATGCGGTCATATGCACTACTTGAGAATAACCAAGTGTAAAGTCGTCTGTGTTCCATATCTAATAGCGTCACAGTTTTTTACCCCCCTTAGCAAGCCATCTAGGTATGATTTCTATTACCACTCTAGCTCGCTTATTTGTTGTTGGTTTAGCTACAGGCCTTGTGTTTTGCCACTCATCCCAAGCCCGTTGTTCTCCTGGAATAGATACCATGTACTTTATTTCACCACCTGCCGGGGCTCCGAGATAAAATCCGATGTAGTCTTCAAAATGATTACCATTCAACGTTACATCTCTCGGATTAGCATTGAATTGTAAAGTATCACCGGCCTTCAATGGACGTGTAATCCTAATATTTCTGGTCCGATACATTTGACCGAACTCTAAACTTGAAGACCCATAATATTCGTTCTGAACATCGGCAGGTGTATCCATATCAGTATCAGCATGCACAGTCCAGTTGGCAAATCCTTCGGTATCGCCATCGTTAGGTACATACAGTTGTTTTTCCCCACGGACTACCGCGTTATAATAACGGTGTTGATTATCTTCCCACCATTCAATTATTTCATTAGTCTTATGAACCCAAGCAGTCACAAATTGCCCGGCTTGTAATTGTAAGTCTGTGTAAAAGACATTACCTGTAGCATTCTCCATTACAAGGGCTAAATTAATATTGTCAACCTTTTTATCCTTATGAATGTTTTCAATTGTTTTAAAATAACGTTTCCAACTAAGCATTGAAGCTCCACTCCAGTTCAGATGGATGGCCAGTCCACAGGGTAGCTAGGGTACCACCTTGCATCATGATATCCGTAATATTAACTGTACCCGAAGCATTATATACAACTAGGTTGACCTCTACTTTTGTTACTTTCTTACCATTAGTAGAGATTTTACCAGCAATACGTGTGAAGTTTTTCATCTTAGTACCTCCTTACAATTCTATGAATTGCTCTTCGGACGTTCCATCCTCGTAGTTAACTACTACTTTAATACCCACTTTTGCGTCTTGATGTTTTACAAGGTCCTCGGCAGCAATATAAGCAGAGAACGTATAGTTGTCTCGTGTTGATGGGTATACTGTTTGGTTAAGTTCTTGTTTAGTACCAGCACCACCGCCAACTATTTTAAACGAGTTATGGTTAGATACTCCGTTTAGGCTATCTACATATATATTACCCGAAGGTGTCCAATAATTCAACCCCGAATCTGCTCGCGAGTTCTGTAGGTAGTTAAATATCATCATGTCCTGAATTTCTGTTTTATCTACGGCGTCGGCATTATCTAATCTACCTTCACCCTCTTGGCCTATAGCAGCGCCTTCATCACCGAGCTCTTTAATTTTTGTACTCAGTTGTAGTTTGGACTTCCACGGTTGTAGTAAATCTAATTTTCTGGACACAATTTTAACTGGCACTAACTCGTTGAGCAAATCTTCTTCCTCAATTAAAGCTTGTGTTCTTAAATCAGGTATCTCGTGACTAAACTTAGGAAGCACAGATAAATCTAAAATCTCGATTTCATATGACACAGTAGGCCTAGACCATTCAGCTAACTTTTCCACACCCTTCTCTTTTAAGTGAAAGATGTTATGGAACCGGTTATCCGTCCAGTCGGCTTCTTTAACAATTGCAGGCATCCCTCTATCTGTGAACCAAGAATAGTTCTCCAAGTAAGGGACGTTATTATTCGCAGGTGCAATAGTTACTCCATTAGCACCGTAAGGGAATAACTTAGTAACAAGCCCTTGTGTGTTTATATTACGCTTGATACTCTTCATGTTTTTTCGCCTGCGGATGGAGTAGCCTGTGTCGATGTTTTTGTTTAGTAGGGACACTTGTTTGTTGACGTTATCAAATACAATGTCTCCGCCCCAAACCTCTTGGATACCCCGAATATGCTTAAGAGGATTCTGTTTCTTTTCTACCACATAATCCCGAAGTTCGAATCCGGGGTCAATAACACCGACAGTCCAACCCGTACCAGCAACTACATGTTTTAATGGCTCATCAGGATAAACATCCCGAAAGTCTAAATTAGCTATTTTTGGTTTAGTTGCTAAGTCATACCAAGCAGCCTCACAATGGAACTCTCTAATCTTCTGCCCTTCCGCTGACACAGAGTCTGTGATATCTCTGATGTAAAATCTGTTATAAGGATTGCCTTTCTCATCTTCAATATCTACACGGAACTCATTGAAGAGCTCTTTAGCTTTTTGTGTGTACTTCATTCCGAAGGTCATAGTCTCATCACCATTATTAGCATCCTCTAAAATAGCAGATTCTAATTTATTTAGGTTGGCAACAAGCTTGTCGTTGTTATCGTACACCTTAGGTATCACCTTAACCACATTTACTACAGCTTGTGGTGATGTATCCTCAAAGGTTATTTCTTCTATAAGCGGCGTCCGCGCCCCATCATTACTTTTAAGTGTAAGCCTTACTTGAATGTGTCTGTAATTAGGCGATTGAATTCTACCTGCAGAGTCGACGACCAGCCAATCGCTGAAGTTAATACCATCTGCAGATGTCCTGGTCTCAGCTACAAGTACTGTATAACCATATGGAGCATTACCCTTGATTTGTAACATACCAAGCTCTGGGAATGGATTCTGTAAATCAACTACAGGTGAAATATAAGTTCCCTCACTTACATACCGGCCACCTTCTTGTTTTAAAAGGATGGACCCTGGTTGAGAGCTATAATCAATATTTACAGTTTCTACATCCCTGGAAGCCGTATAAAAGCTATGCAGGTCTGACGGTTGGTCATATGCATACTCTAAAAACCAACCAGAGAACCAGCCCTGAAACAAATAAGCACCATCCATATGTCCAAATGATAATGGCCTAGAATTTAGTGTTGTTGGTGGAGTATTAGCCCCATTATATAATAAGGGTATCTCCACCGAACGCTCATTAACAGTTAGCATTAACGTAGTTGTACTTCGGTCATAGGCTAAAGCAATAAAATACTTCTGCCCAGCTACCAGTGATTCTCCATAAATATTAGACCCATTTACTTGGTCGACGTTCTGGCTATAAATCCTGACATGTGGGATACCGTTATTTAGAGCTAGGTGAAATATAGGACTCTCACCACTTCCCGACCTAGTAGTAGCAATCATAGCCCAAGTAGCCGATACATCAGATGCTGTAGGTTCAATCCAACCACCAATAGTCCAGCTATCCATATTTTCAATGGGTTTTGATACTACAGCAGAGTCGAAGTTCTCAGATGTCTGCAATACTGAATCTACATAAAATTCAATATCATCTACGTAGACTAGGTTATCATTGCCACCACCAGCACCATCGCGAATGTACTCTAGGCGGACAGTATGTGTTCCTTCTGTTAATGCTCGAGTGTATTGTGTCCAAGGGATTTCACCATCTACTTCAATATCAATAACCCCATCAATATAAATACGTAAGTGGTCATAACGGTCCTCAGTCGATACATAATACATTAATCTGATTTCGCCTGTAGAACCAGTAGGTACGTCAACAGTAAATTCTGTAGCTGAGATAGCTCCATAGTAATCATGCCCTGGATTTTGCGATACATAACAATGTGTACCAGAGTATGGGTGGGTAGTAGTTAATTCCCAATCCCCCTTAAAATTAAAGGCCGGATTCCAAATAACCTTGTTCTCTACGTTGACATAGGACCCATTCATTAAGATACCATCATCGTGTGCATAATGACCCGTACCATAAAAAGTACCGTGGTAGCCATTACCAGAGTCATCAGTCCAAGTACCATCTGATAAGTTCCATAAAGCTCTAGTCTCTGGTTTATTTATTCTTTTACCTGAAAACTGTTGCATTGTTGTAATTATAGGGTATGCCATTATATCCACCTCGACTCAGGGTCAATCGTTATATTTGATATAGTGAAATCAGTTGTCACCGCAATATTTACATTATTTGCTCCTAATGGTAACACTGGGAACACATTGTTCGTATCATTGAGAACATTACTTCTTTCTCCAACAGAGTTAACTTTATACGCAGTCATGTCATCTGTATAAACTGTAACCCTATCACCAGTAGATAAAGGACCGTCATAAGTGAAAGTTTTACCCCCAAAAGTGATATCTACCTTACCTGAAGTATTAGTACCTTCGATGGTAATAACTGGTGCAGCCTCTTCATTACCTAAATTGTCTAGGTTGTAGTCGCCTGCGGAGGTTATATTGAGTGGTCCTTCTGTTCTAGAGTAGGCGTAAGGGTCTGGGGCTACCATTGATAGTGAGAACTCCCCTTGCCTAGCATTCTGGTTTAAAGCTTGTGCAGAACCGAACCGACGCGCATAGTACATTTTGTCAGGCTCCGTATCCCACCACAATTCACCCAGACCCTTCGCAGGTGAAAGCCAGGATGAAATAGCTCTACGCTTAGCTCTTAAATCAGATTCATCATTAGCACGTAACACCAAGTTGAATTCTATCTCTCTTACACCAAGTTGCCCACCAAAATCATAAGACCCTGCAGTACCAGGTCTGTCTTCTAAGGCATCTAAGGATTCTACTAGGAAATCAATTGGTGATTTAGTCAACCATAAATCAAAATCTCTCCCTGAATGTAACCCTTTATAAGTAAACCCGTACGTGTCTCTTGGTAAGCTACCTGCAATAATCATAGTTACCACCTCCTACTATTATTATATCATATGTACAAAAAAATAGCCCTCGATTATTAATCAAGGACTACCTCGCCTCTACCACGACCTTTATTACTTATGCGGTCATATAGCCTCTGTGAGATATCTTGGATGTCGCTAGTCTGTCTAACACTTCCTTTGAAGTTAACTAATGGGGCATTAAATGTGTTATTTACAACTGTGCTTGTTCCACGTTGTACTCTTGTTGTGTTATCTACATCAGTATCCACATTAGCCATATCTTTGAACTTAGCAGCCTCTAATTCAGTTTGTGCTGTATTAACCACAGCTCGTGCCATTCCTTTAGAAGCTTCTTTTAGTTTCCGGGTGTTATCTACGATACCGATTTCTAACCCTTCGGCAGTCCAAGCACCATATTGCTTGAATAACTTAGATGGTGATGAAATACCAAGTAAGTCTTCGATTGGACCTGGTAACACTGATTTAGCCCAACCAACTACTTTGCTCTTCAACCAGTCACCGAGTCCACTAATACCTCGCCACAAACCTTTAACCATGTTACCACCAATACTAGCCATATCACTAACTAGTCCACCTAACTTTCTAGGCACCGATAATACAAAGTTGGCAAACTCTCTTGCAGCGTTAGCTAAGCCGGAACCGATTTTACTTGCGAAGTTAACCATCCCACTACCAATCTTACCTAGGATGTTACTTACAAAGCTTCCAATCTTACCGACCACGTTACTTACAAATTTAGTGAAACTACTTATACCACTAGATACCATACTTCGTATTTTAGAGGCAAAGCTCTTAACAAAACCAGTAATCTTACCAATAATGTCTTTTACAAACTTAGCTATTAACCCAATACCTTTGTTAATAAATTTCCCTAAGACACCAGCAATCTTACCTACGAACCATAAACTAAACATACCCTTTATGAAGTCTACAGCTCCCATGAAGATTTGCTTTATAGCATCCCACATACCCTTCCAGTCACCTGTGAATAGGGCAGCGAAAAATTTAACAACACCGGCAAGAATATTGAATGCTCCCTTAAACACATTCACTACGGCATCTAGATAAAATTTCACTGTGTCATAAATGAATGGTAGGACAAAACTGATAATGGATTGGATAACATTCATTACCGTAGTAACTACCGGCTGAATTGTTTTCCATCTCTCTTTTATATAGTTGACCAGCTCTAGTATAATAGGCATTATGAAGGCCTTCACTTCTTGGAACTTCGCCACCACTAAGTCCCAGGTGGCTATTACAAAATCACGGAGTCTACCGAAGTTAGTTTGCCATGCTGCATAGATTAATTCTGCTATACCTATGATAGCAGTTAGTACACCTATAACAGGTAAGATGGCGGCAGACACAGCGGGTAATACTGTACCACTTAAAAATCCGAACGCAGTTATCAATCCGGGTAGTGCTGTACCAATCAGTAATAGAATAGGACCTACAAGTAAAAGAATCCCGGCTGTTAATGCAGCCACCGCCGCAACCACCGTCATGATAGTAGGGTGCGCGTTAGCGAAAGCCCTAATCCACTCACCGACCTTAGCTATTACTTGACCTAAAGCTCTTACTACAGGTGCTAGCGCTTCACCGATTGGTGCAATAGCGAGTTGAGCTGCACGCATGGCTATAGTCCATTCTTTACTCATTGTCATTCCTTGTTGATGAACTCTATCCGTAGCACCAGCTACACCATCAAGCTCACCACCCATAGCATTTAACGTAGGGATCAATGTTCCACGTAGGTCTTCACCCATTGCGCCAAATAAGTTGAATGCTATTGTGGATTGTTCTGTTTTACTCTCCACATCACCGAACGCACTGGATATTTCAGATAAAGCTTGTTTAGAGGACATAGCCCCACTATCTAACTGCGCTACGAACTCTTTTGCTCTTTCAGCACCGAATAACATTTCTAATGCTTCCGCGGTAGTTTTGGAACCATCGGTAATTCTGTTCTCAAACTCTTTAAAAGCATCCGCCATCTTGTCAGCATTAAATGAACCGTTCTGTAATCCCTGAACCAAGATATTGGCGAACTCACCTGCGGAATAGCCCATCTCTGAGAACTGATTCGAGTACTCCCAGAATGTGTCAAGTAAATCTTGAGCTCTGTCTCCGGACTGTTGAGCTGCAGAAGCTACAATATTAAAAGCCTCTCGACCGTCAATACCAAAGTTGTTAGAGATTTGTGATGCTGCTCTAGCGGCTTCGGTGTACTCATAGCCAAAGGCTTCGGACAATGTAAGTGCCTGCTTAGTAAGACCCTCAGCTTCCTTCGCAGATGCATTAAACTCTTTTTGTACAAAGGCCATAACATTGGCCACTTCATTCATGTCTTGTCCGAACCCTTGAGCGTAGACATTTTGAATAGCCTGACTAAAACCTTCTAATTCTTGGCCTGTAATATTGGTTTGTGAGCTGAATCGTCTAGTAGCACTCTCGGCTTCAGCATATGCTGTAACAGCAACGGCAAGTCCACCCGCAATGGTTGCACCTGCTGATGTCGCTGCTGCACCGGCTCTCTTATATCCATCGGACATCTTTTGCATGGCTTGCTTATGTTGATTTGCTAATTCCTGTCCTTGCTTCTGTATTTCCTGGTCAGCTGATTGTAGCATCTCTTTTGCCTTGGCTGTATCTTTTCGTAGTCCATCCAAAGCTAATCGAAATTCAGTATATACAGCACCAAGACTCTCAGCCATAAAATCGCCTCCCTTATAGGAAGTTCAATGCATTCCCGCCTTGTTCGATAGGTTTCTTTCCATCCTCTAAATAAGATACGTATAATGTACACGCTGAGTCAAGCATATAACTAGCCATCCCACTTAACTCCGGAAAGAACTCTGACGGCCTAACTCCCCAAGTCCTTGCATTGGCGATTACCTGTTGTATAGCATCAGGATTCGCTACGAAACCCACGCATACTTTTAACCTCTTCCATCAACCATTGGAAGATTGTCATCTTCTGTGAGGTTGTTAGTGGGTAAAGCTCCTCGAACTGTTCGTAGGTAGGTTCCAATAATGCTTTGCGACACATTTTGTCAATCATTGGAATCATATCAGCAATGCTGCTCTCCTCTTCAAACCGCTTAGCAATTTGTACTTCAATCTCTTTCTGTGAAGGTTTTTTCTTCCCAGTGTTACCATCAAATTGTTTAACTACCTCTTGTTGTAATTCATTTGGTAATACACTAGAACCCAACATGTCGGCTGTGATATCAATTCGTTTTACTCTTACATAAATAGTAGAATTAGGTTCAAAACCTGGTATAGGTATTAAATGTCCTTCTGATGCTTTCTTTAAGTCTTCCAGTGTAAACACTTTTATTTGTTCATCTGCCATTTTATCCACTCTCCCATTTTTTATTTATACTTTAATTATACTACATAAAATAAGACCCTACAAGAGGGTCTTATCATTAAGCTGCGCCAGCTGGTAGTGCGTCCACAAACTCTTTAGATGTAACAGGTAATGCTTGTGTGCTATTCTCTTTACCAGAGATAGTAAACTCTTCACTTGCCCATTCTTGGTCAGCATACTCCATTGTAGGTATAGAGCCTGTGCAGAACGGTACTGTCACTTTTAAGAACCCATCCTTCATACCACCGGAAGTAAAGTTCTGTATAAAAATTTGAATCATGAAAGGTACTTTATTTCCTTGCTCTGCCATCATCGGAGCTTCCCAACCAACAATCTCGATATCAGGGTCTGTACCGGTTGTGATTAGGTTTCCTCCAGCAATAATGGATGTAGCTTTGGCATCGAACTTAGCATCTGTAAAAGAAATCTCTACACCAGTTAGTGTATCCTCTTCTTCCACAGAAGCTAGGATGCGGTCCCCACCACGTAGGTTACTAGCTTCCCCTTCTTCTACTTGGGCTTCCACAGATGCTTCTTGTGCTGTATCAATCCAGTACTCTTCTGGAGTAGTTGGTGTAGAACCATCAGAGTTCAGCACTGAAACCAATGCTCCACGGATACCACGTAAATACCCTTTTTTCGTTTGTACCTCTGCCACTGTAGATTACCTCCTTTAGTCTCTTATAAGAGCTATCTCAAATTCGATAGGCCCATTGGTTATCTTCTTAAATTCTGGGTCATAGAAATCTTCCCCCATACCAATGTAAGTAAGCGCAATATCACCTGCAGGTGTTGGAATGCCGTTCTTGAATGCTGCGATTACTTCCTCGGCTATTTCGTCGACCGTAATATAATTGTGTGGGTCGGCGTAAGGCCAAACTTCAATTACTTTGTCGAAAGCCATAGAAATCTCAGCAGCAGTTTCAATCCCGACTTTAACAACTAGAAAAGAATCTTTCCTTTTAGGACCTGCCATAAATGGTTGATATACTTGACCATCTACAGATGGTACATTGGCTTTAAGATGATTTATTGCTTCCTTTCTCATCAGCACCATCCCCATAAGTTAGTCCAGCATTAATATAACCTGTAACATCTTTCTTAGGCATACCTTCTGGTAATGGTTGACCTCGTTTAATTACATGTGTTTTGCCGTCTACTTTCGAACGGTGTTTAGCATTAATCTTACTGATTGGGTTAGCCATTAATATTCACCTCACTTAGTAGCTTTCCAGTAGCGCTGTAATTCGCGCTTCAGGTCTTTCTTGTGTTTCCTCATGGTTGGTTTTAGTATAGCATATTTACCTGCCATAGCCTTCTCAAGATAAATACCATATTTGACAGTGTGTGCAAGATATATCACTATCTCATTGTTTTCCAACTCAGCATATCCTTTAAGGCCCTGCCTTGCATTTCCGGTTCTATCAGACCAACGCGCATTCCGTTTTGCGAAAGATTCCATTTCTTGTGCACTGGAGTTTGCTAAGGCATATAAACCAGCTTCTCTCCTATCCAGGTAATCTTCTAGGTTGTTGATTACTCCTCCGATAGTTTCTCTAGCCATTTACTTCACCTTCTCAACGGTTGCTTGATAGCCACAAACAGTACCTTGTACAATACTCGGAATTGCTTTGATTACTTTTAGCTTCCCGTACATCGGATGTGTAAATACATCCTCGTTCTCTGAGTCGGCTTTAATATCACCTTCAGCAGGTACAATTAATTCGAACTGCGTACGAAACTCACGCCCCAACTCAGCTATTACCTCCGCAGGAGGCTCCTTCCGGAAAATCCTAGCTGTTTGTTCTGGTAGGGTACTTTCATATGTGGTATAGGCCCCATCCTGTTCTACCAAAGTTGTGCGGGTGATAGTTATAAAAATAGGGTCCATAGCAATCAAAGAATCGATATGAGCCTTTCTTTCTTCAGCTGTTACCATCCTGTGTAATCTCCTTCCAATCTAGACCTGTCGGGGATTCCTGTGTGATGTTCGCCTGCGGAATTACTTGGTCTCGCCTTTGCAATTACTGTTCTGGACCCTTTGTTTAAATAAAACTTATACATTGACATTGCGTGGTTATACTCTTTCTCTTTTGCAAAAGAATAAGACTCAGTACCTACGCTATAAGACTGTATACCAGTTGGTGCTAATCCTGAAGCTTTTTCCATCCACACTTCTGCGGCTGCTCGGTAGATATTTCCGCTATAGACGTCTATATACCCTTGCAGTTCTTCATCGGTATAATTAGACTCAGAAGGCTCGTCAATGAGCCTCCGAAGTCTTCTTACATTATCCATTATGGTAAAGTAATTTCTTGGACGTTGTCTTCTATAGCAGCATATACTCCACGACGAGTACGTGCAACGATTTGTGACTCTACCAAACGAGATAGGTCAGAAAGTGCTGCATCGATTAGTAAGCCGTGTTTCTCGAATTCTACCAAACCACGTTTTGGACGGATTAGATAAGCTTTCTTATTAGCAACACCTGGGTAGCTGTACTCTTTCTTACCAACTTGAGTGTCCCAACCATCGTAGAAGATTACTTCATCAATACCACTTACTGGGTTGTACTGAGTAGCTCCTTCTACGTAGCTTTGGAATGCATCCTCAATTTGAATTTGGTTAGCAGAGCTTGCTAATAGAATAGAACCTGGTCGACCTGCTTGTCGAGCATCTTGTAATGCTTGACGTAGTGTAGCTTGAGTGTTACGAGCTAACACATAGGACCCAGAGTTATAAGGTGTTTGTGCTGCAGTCTTATTAGCTGCCTTATAAGTGAAATCTAAGATTGGGCTGAAGTGTATGTGGTTCAATAATGCGTTATATGCTTCACCGAATGCACGGTTTAACATTTCTAAATTGAACGCTTCGTTGTACTCTTCCATGTCCTCTGTGTACTCAAATCCAGCAGCGTAAGTAGTTAACCTAGCTGTAGGTCCGGATTTAGCATCAAGGGCACCGAACTTGATTTCTTCCCCTTCCATGTGCTCTGTAAATACTACAGTACCACGTTGAGCGAAAGTTGCATCAATAATCTTAGGTAAGCTTCTGTCAGAAATTGTACGGTAAAGAGATTTGTAAAGCAATGGTACCTCTTCACGACCTAATTCTACATCCAATACTACTTTGGAAACTAATTCTTCAGCTCCTTGGTCTGAAGTAATCATCTCTCCAATTGGCTTAGTAATCTCTAATGTTTCCATCTCTCCATTGACTACGTTATAAGGTACATCTATAGAACTACCATTAACGCGTGCCTCTAGTGAGCCTTCGATGTTACGTTTTGCTAGTTCTGCTTTCAATGAATCGACATTAGTAAACTTTGGCATGTTATTCATCCTCCTTGTTCAATAAATTAATTACGCTCCAACCTGTGGAAGTAAAACTCCCCATACCACATCGTTAGCGTCTGAATCTGTTGTAGCGCGAATTACAGGTCGATACGACGTTGCAGGTGAACCGCCATCATCAGCTGATAGTGTTAAATTAGTACCATCATAATAGATTACATCACCAACAGTTACACCCGCAAGTGTAAATTCGAATTCAGCTAAGTCGATGTCCAACACTACTTCTTCACCGGAAGCTGCATCCTGAAATGCGAATCCATGGAATCCCGCTTCAACAACAAAATCCCCATTAGTGATTGCTTTAGTTGCAGTTACTTTTACGGACTTACCGTCACTTACTTTTGCTCTTGCCATTTGGCATACCTCCTTTAATTAATAAATTAGTTTAAGCGGTTACGCTTAACACGTACTGAAGTGAATTGCCTGGAGCTGTTTCGGTTATTTGACCTATGATTAGTTACATTGTCTGTCATCAAGTTGTCAAACATTTTCTTTATAGATGGCTTCTCTAATAGCGCATCCATTTCACCAGCAATCTCTTTCTTTTCAGTCTTAGTAGGTACGAACATTTCACCTGCCAGGGCTTGTGCTTCTTGATTTTCTGGGAACTTCTCTTTAATTACCTCGTCCACCACCCTTTTCTGGTTTGCATTTTCTTGGTCAGCTTCAATCTTTTTAAGATTCTTGATTGACGCAATAACCTCTTCGAATGTTGCATCTTCTTTCAAACCAAGCTCTTGGCGTACTTGTGGTAATTGCGCTTCTAAGTTCTCCACTTCTTGAATAAAGTTAGCATCCATCTCTCCGACTAACTCACGTGTAGCACCTTTATTTGATGCTAAGAATGTACGCAATGCTGCAATCAATTCTTCTTTAGTCATATCACTATTACCTCCCTCATCCATTTCACCTTTAATATCGACTACTTTAGTTTGCATTCCTGGACGTCCCTTAGGAGTCCAATCAATAGACATCAGGTTACAACCCACTACTTTGGTTTCACCTTTTTCTTTCTTCAACTGCATTTCGCCGAATATCGAAGTTTCATTTATTCGTTTGGTTTTTATCCATCTACGTAGTTTCTTCTCGCTAGGGTCCACATAACCTCTAAAATAGGCAGTATTCGTTTTGTCATCGTACTTAGCACCAATCCAGTGTGTAGCTGGGTCCACAAATTCATGTGAGACATTCTCTGCTTTCTGATGACCTTTAAAACCGTTTGGTGAGTCGCTGTTAACTTGGTCAACGATTGACTTCACTACTTCTGGTGTATAGTTCCAACCTCTTTTAGACTTACCTGCTTGCATGGAAACAGCTACTTCCATAGGTTCTTCATCGCCTTCAATAAGCTTGTCATAGTCTACGGAGGAAGACACCGGTATGTCATCGACCTTAACATCACTCTCCAACGCAAGACCAGCCATGGACATTTCACCTGTTATCACAGCCCCATCTTTATATTGTTTGAGTTTGTTTAAGAGTTCTTCCCAGTCCATTCACTCACCTCCCACGTTCTAATTTAATTATAATGCACTCTGAATAGGATGTCACGTCTTTTACAGACAAAAAGGAAAGATTCACTCTGCAGGCGAACTTTCCTTAATGTTTTAGAGGTCATATTACCTCAAAGGTTAAACTGTCTTACCAATCTTCTTTAAACCTTGTACATCAGTCGGTTGACCAGCTGCAATTTTCAGTTTAAGACCACCTGAAATTTTTGGCATAATAACACCTCCTATAATTATTATATTACATAGACATAAAAAGGTCCCGGCTGTTAAGCAGCAGGACCCTTTCATGCAAGTTATTTTTTGTTGATAGTGATCGTTAGCTTGGCAGTTGTCTCTGAACCCTCATAGAGCATCGCTTCATTGATTTTGACTTCGACATCTGAGATAGAGTGTAGTGCACTCTTTATTAACCCCATAATGTTTCCGTCGCTCTCGGATTGTGCAGGACGTGTTTTAGGACGGACATCGGAGCCGGGATGGGGCTCCATGCCCTTTGGGAGATTAGGTTTATTCATAATGAACATCCTTTCTATTATTATAATATATTATGAAGCATTAGGCACGTATACATCTTGGTACCATTTTTCTAGTCTTCTATTTGAGTTTGGATTGTTAACCCATGCAATAGCCTCGTCGGTTGCGGATGATAGGGATTTCACCTGCGGGAGCTGTGAGCACAAACAATTCGGGTGTGGTGTCATTGGCTCGCTACCAGCAGGGTGAAAACCTTCTAAGTCGTCACATATATCCTTAACTTGGTGTCTGCTAGATAATCTCCAGATTATACCTTCATAAAATGGATTGTTATTTCCGGATGAATAAGTAGATTCAGCGAAGGCACTAGATAGTTCTGTCCTAGCTAATCGAAGAGCATTGTACTTAACATCTTTTGGAACGGTACCACCTAAACGCTTATACAGGTCTTTGGATTCCCCGACTGTTAAGGCATCAGCCCCATCTGCTAAATATTTTTCTAATGTAATAGCCATTTCCCTGGCATCTACATCTCCCTTGACAATCGCACGCTGTACTATGCCTAGGGATTTCTGCGTGTTAGTCCAAACTCTTTGTGACAGAGTTAACCCGTTACGTTTTCTAGTATAAATAGCCCTCACAGTATCCGCTGAAACTGCTTGATAGGCTGCAGTGAGTCCAGAACTAGTAACGGCATCTATCCCAGCCTCTGTGAATATTTTGTCTAGCATATCCTTTTGAGCCATGATAGCTATACGCGCCGTATTTTCGATATTACGCCTAAGCAATGCTGTGTATTCTTGTTGTAAATTAGAACGGATAGAACGCATGATGTCTCTAATCCGCTCTTTATTTAAACCAGATGCTTGACGTAATTCTTTAGCAAGTTCCTTTGCGACTTCTTCATACAGTTTGATAATGTCCAATTCAGAACGCAGCCTCAAATCGATGTAATCGCGCCTTGCTTTAACAAAGATACTAGCATATTCTGGAGGCATATTATCTTTAACTACACTAAGACTAGCTTTGGCTAATTTCCTCGTAAACTCGTTTGGCATCTAAGTCACCTCTTTTAATTAATGCCTGTATACTTACAGGGAATGCTTGTTCTGCTAAGGAGTTAACAGCTTGTGCGTACTCTTGAATCTCTACTTGTGCATCGTGTGCTAGTCTTTGGGTTAAGAAATGGCTAACACCTTGTAAGGAAGCACTCCACACCCACCGGACATATAATCCATAAGCTGGTAAGAATAGTCTAGCTTGTTCTGCACAGATTCCTTGTTTCATAGCTTGCTCATATAATTCAGTGCCTCTATATTGCTGCTCTACTAGTGCCGATGTAAATGCGCTTCCAATAGATGTAGGTACTGGTTGACCTGAACCTTGTTTCTTATTATCAGGCATTGCTCTCCATTGGTCACCATGTGGTAAATAATATTGTACATCCTCTGTGACATACCTGCGAGATGATTCGTTCCAAGCTGTAAATGGGTCCTGAAAGTTATGTCGAGGGTCTTCACTGCCTATTTCTGTATGACCAGAACCTATAATATACTTCCACCATTGCCTAGCTACAAATAAAGGTGCATATACTTCAAAGGTCATAAATGCGTGTCTGAACGGTGAAGTATGTCCATGCTTAGCTAAGAACTTAGTAAGCTTCACATCTCGTAATTCCATTAACTCAGATTCAGAGTCATAAGAAACACGTGCAGCATTAACTGTAGAAAGGTCAGCACCTGTAAAATCTTTTATTCTTACATATCCATGGTCTAGTACATCTTTTCTTAAATCCATATTAGTCCTCCTCATTAATAATACCCGAAACACGTTTCCCATCCACCAATGATAAAATAACCAGCTTTAATGTTTGCATTATTTAACCCACTCCTCATAATATTATACTATAATGGAAAGGGAAATGAACCCTGTCCTTTATCTTATATTATAATTATAACCGATTTAGCCTCAAGAGTCAACCCTTAAAGGACGATTTATGTAAAATAAAAGACCTCCGAAGAGGTCTAATATTTATTAGTTAGCATCGCGGTTGACATATGTGTTAGCAAATGCTACATATGAACTAATAGGGTCATTAGCAATCAGCTTTACACCTTGAATGTCATAATCCGGCACTACATCTACACGTGCGAATCCACCGTTAGTAACAACTACGATTGGTGTAGTGAAGTTCGGGATAGTTAGCCTATCATCTAAGATAGCAATTACTTCACCTGCGGAAGCTGAGCCGCGTAAAGTACCTTGTAGAGTTACTCGGTTGTCGTCGCTGACCTTAACTTCTAAGTCACCGAAGCTCCCGCCATAATTAGCAAAGCCATTCATTAGTTGCGGGTGAATAAACGGTGAATTCAATCGGACATAACGTGTTTGCCATTTATCACCGAATGAGATTCCTTGCTCATCAGCATATAGATGTCCTTCTAACACAGTAGTCTCTGTACTACGTTTCTCAATCATAATACGGTCTGCTTCATAATTAGCTGTGTACTTATGGTTACCTACAATCTTAGTTTCTGTTGACATTCAAATCTCTCCTTTATTATATTAGTTTAGAAGTTTGTCCATACAGGTGATTCAATACGACGGTAGTTCTGTGAAGTCCAAGAATGAAGTACAACTTTTTGTTGTCCCCATTGACCTACGTTAGTAAAGGTACGATGAGATGAGCTATCTGCGTGACAATAACCTTCGCGAGTACCAATTGTTACCCAGCGGAAACGGCCATTGCTATCAGCCTCGTAACGTTGTAGTTCCATCTTCCAGTCAATACCAAAACCACCACCGCCAGGCGCATAAGACTCATTACAATGTACAGATACAGGTACATTAGAACCTGCATTATCATTTACCGCCATAGAATAATTTGCATAACCAAATGTTGGTGTATATTGCGTCCAGTTAACATATTTCATAATCAAATTTCTCCTTCGTATTAATTAGTGTTGTTGTTTCTATTTTTTCTTCTTGCCGTACTTACGTTTGCGCGCCAAGTAACCCCTTTTACCATTCTCAGCGGCCTTACTATTCTTCGCCACTGGTACCACCTTCTTCAAGGTTACTTAGATTGTTCATCTCCTCTTGTAAGGTTTTCAATTCTTCTAGGTCCATTGCCATGTTGTTCTGACCTACACGTTCTAGGAATTCGATGCCTGATAGAATCTTCTCTTCCTCAGAGCCTTCACCCTTAAACATGGACATATTCGGGATATACTCCTGCAGGAAGTCTACGGCTGTCTCGACGGAGATTAGACGTTTCTCAACTCCAGTAGTTAATGCTGTCATATAGCTCAAGAATGTCTGCGCTTCTGTTTGGATGTCTTTAGGGTTGATATCTTCCCATCCAAGTGTAGTGTTATAAGTTGTAAATGTGAATTGTTCTTCACCTATTTGTGCTTTCTCATACATAGCTAGTATCATTCGTGCCAGTAATTTATAATTCTCTTCTAGTTGCTCTCGCTTCCGTTCTACCTTCTTAACTAGTGGTGTCATCTGCTCTTTCACACTAGCCATGGAAGACTGTACGGCTGTACCGAATGCGAACTCTGGTGTCTGGGTGACATCTACAATACAAAAGAATAGGAACTTCAACAGTACCGAAGAGCTCGCCATAGTATCGTCCGCCTGCAGGAGCTCTACTTCGTCATCGTTATGGGGCTGGACGATAACTTCCTGGCCATCTAAATTAATAGTAGGCTTTTCACCAGGCCTCAAATTCTCGACATCAATACCAAAGTTTAACTTCATGAATTGACTGACATCATTTAACTTGAGCTTTAGCTTTGGTGACGAGTGCATCTTGTTATTCTGTAACGAGTGCATCATAACGTCATGGTATGCCTTTAAAAATGGTTCAGCTGATTCTAAATCGGACCTACCAAATAACTCGTCTTCCTCGGACTCATTCTTCCAATGTATTATGGGCACAAATCCCCACTTGTTAGTCTCTTCTTGTGGTCTCTCGGAAGTTATATTCTTTAGCTCTCTAGGAACGTCATTACCTTCATACCATTTAATGATAGAATCTTCGCGGATTTGTTCTATGATGTCGTAGGACTTCTCACGATTGTCATCCTCGTAAGTTACATTAGTCCTAATCTCATAACCATCCACATCGCCTGTCTCTGGGTCTATTAATGGATCCACACCTTGTGGTGGTAATATCTTTAGTTTGATTCTTGGCCTCTCCGATTTATACAAGGCTTTATTTTTTATCTCTTCGCGGTAGACTCTTAGGTAGCAATCTCCATCCCGAAAAGTATTTCGACTAGCCTTCTGTAATTGCGATACGAATTTCTCTTGGTGCTCTGTTAGTACCTCTTGAGCTGTTTCATCTTCTGAAATCCAATTAGGTGTACCAACAAATCCTGTGGTCGTATCGATTATTGGTTTAGCAAAGCCAGCGCCCAGTTTGTACTTACCTACTGTGTTATGGTAAAGACCTCTAGTAAGCTTATAGTCTACCTTAGATGTGTCCAATGTGTAGCTTTGTGAGTATTTACCACCGCGAGTTAAGGAACTAAACTTATTTCTAAGCTTTGACATTTCGCCGGCTATCGTAGTCCATATTTTCATATTACTACCTCCTTCCTACCTTAAATGTTCTGGTACATCTTCTTCCGGGTAGATTGCATTAACAGGACATACTGCTTCGCATGCCCCACAATCTATGCAAATATCAGGGTCAATATGGAACATATCTTTACCTTCTGAGATACAATCTACCGGACATACTTCGACACACTCTCCGGCCTTCTCCCCAGCGCAAGGTGATGTGATTACAAATGCCATGTCCGTACACTCCTCTCTATTTATATTATACTATAAAATGATGTTCCGTAACAAGTCTGCTTCTTTATCTGTCATTTGTTTTTGTGGTGCATTACCTATTAGCCTGGTCATTAACTCTACCGAGTCTAAAACGTCATCATGTTGTACATCCGGGAAGTGAATATATTCGTCAATAAGATTCTCTTCGGATGGATGAATCCATATACGACCTGTTTCAAAGTGCGCACCTAATGCTTCAATACGTGCTTCCTTAGCACCAGACCCTCTAGTTGTTTTTATCTCCTGTATAGGTATCATCTCGTCCATCGCCCATGCTGCTTGAGATAGTGCCTTTTGGTATGCTACCGACTCAATGCCAACCTTAACTGGTCTATATCTTTCGTAGAACGCTTTGATTTGTTTCAGTTGTTCTATTAGTGTTAGCCTAGCTTTGTAAGTCTCCAAGATAAACAAACGCTTACTTTGGGCATGCCATCCGGCTACACAGAATGCACAATAGTCGGGGTCGTTGTTTTCCATCTTCTCTAGGAAGTCCTTATCTACGATAGCCGGGTCAATAGTTACATAAATAGACATATGCTCATACCTAGGAAGCTGTACTGGATATGGACTATCTTTGCCTCTACCATAATAGTTGAGCCATTCAGGTTTCAGTAGCTTACCGGTATTAGCGGTCCTATCATTCTGGAATAACTTCATGAACTTAGTAGTACCTACCGACCGTTTCTTTTTCATTAAACGTTCATATGGCCATCTCTTAGAAAGAGTTACTTTAGTGTCCTCGTCAACTGCTTTGATATGGACATAATGGAACTCTTCCGATTCTGATAGCTGGCAGTATAAGTCTAACCTAGACTGTAATGTACCTACCATCATTACCTTACCACCTTTTACTACACGAGATAAGGCCATCTCTGTAAACCAAGAATGTACACCTTCTCTAGTGACCTCTGCTTGCGAGTTACTTAGGTCTAGAATATCATCGCATATGAGCACGTCTAGTCGGGCACCGTTGATAGCACCGCCTACCCCTAAGAATTGGAATGTTGGGTCTTTGGTTTGTCTATCTTCATCGCGTACTACATACCCCTCAGACTGTGTCCATTTCTCTCTAGTATCCGGTTGGAGGTAATCTCCGAAGTCTTCCCGTAGTTTATAGTTATGCTCTATATGCCACATGAGTCTCCTGCCGAAGCGTTCAGCCTGTCGAGCCGTTCGAGAGAATATGGCCATGCGAAGGTTCCTGTCGTTTATGAGGAGCCATAAGGGCATCACCTCAGATACATAGGTAGACTTAGCATGCTCAATTGGTATATGCACTACTGTTTGGTCATTCTCCAATAGCGCTTGTAATAATAGGTACATATAATCTTCGGCATCTGTATTCCATTGCTTGTTAAAAGGTCTTAGGTAATACTCCGCGAATAACATGGGATTAGCCCTAACCAACCGTATGCGTTCATCTTTAGGCATATCAACTAGCTTATCTCTAAAGAACTCACCACTCGGTTTAAATATTAATTTGGGGACCTTCAGATATTTAGTGAGTGCGTCTTGGACTAACTGATTATCAGTGCTTTGGCTTGCTATTTGAATACTCATTCAATGCCTCGTTTACTTTATTTATAGCTTCTAGAGCTATAGTGGATACGGATTCAGCAGTGCCATCCCCAACATTTTCGAGTGTGTGTTTATGCTCTACTTCGGTCTTACCATCGACGCTTGTTGCTTGTATTACTGTCGGTTTATCTTCTAATAGCTGGGCAATCTTAACTATTTTATCCAGTCCGTCCATTGCATCTTTAAAGCTGATTCGATGCCTATTATCAGGACTGATATATAGCTTGATGTTTTCAATCATCTGTGGGATGATATCGCCCCATAATTCATTAACAGCGGTAATCTGTGATGCCTTGACAGTCTCTTGTAACGTTTCGATTGCTAGCTCTACGTTAGTTAGGTTTCGTTCATGTAGCAACTTGTCCTTACGCATCTCTAGCTGGGCTGCTTCTGACACATCGTTTGCTTGGTCCTCCCAGTCGATTTCTGTGATAAACGGTAACATCTTTTTGTGTTTAGATAGTTGGGCTGGGGTGATATTTAAGCCTTTTTTGCCAGCCCAATCGATGATTTCCTTGTAGGTTCTTTCTTCTGCAATCATACGGTTTATGTGCTCTGCGTAGCCACTATTGCATATTTTCGACCGTAATACGTACTGTTTTACTTTAGATTCGTCCTTTTTTATGGCCCTTTCTAACCCTTTTACATCCATTAATACTCCTCCTCCCAGTCCTTCCGGAACTGTTCTTATACTTAGTATACCATACTTTACGTCCGAAATCACTTGCAGAGTATAAGGCGCGATTGTGTTTTGTATAAGAGACTAGCGCTCCGCCGCCCCTTAGCCGAGCACGACGGTCGCATTATTATGTGCGTATTTAGTTGCTCCCTTATATGTCTTGTAAGTCTTAACGAAGTCGCCTTCAATGTCAATTGTTACCTCTCCGTACTTAACTGATACCCCGTGATAGTAAACATCGTATTCGTCCTCTTCGTCAGCTATTTCAATATATGTAATATCCGCGTTATCGATTGCACTTTCTAGCTCTTCGTTGTACTCGTTATATAGTATTTCAACCTTACCTGCTAATTCAATTAGTGTAGCTCTTTCGATTACTTCTTGACGACGCGTACCCTCATCAACCCATTCCACTGTAAAGAATACGTCCTCTTCGATTTCTTCTACTTTGATAATTTCGATTGTTTTCATTTTATTTTCCCCTTTCTTTATCTTATATATAAATTATAATATAGTCTGACTCAAAAGGCCACCCGTATAGCAAAACTTTTTGACCGAAAATAAAATAAGTAGGAGGTGCGAGTTCCTACTTATTACTTGAATCTGGACTGCAGTTCTGCTAGCCTGTTATTTTCTTCTATTAGTTCATATTCGGCTTGATGTAATTTATCGTACCTAGCTATGATACGGTCTATGTTCTTTAAATGTTCGATAATATGTTTGCGCTCTAATCGATTCCTGGATGCCTTTAAGTTTTCGTATACCCTAGCTTTTTCAAACATCCATTCTGATTTAGACCTTATTCGGCTCTCTTCCATGTACTCTAGATAATTCCTGCTCATCGTTGCTACCATTATTTGAATCTCTCCTTTTGTGTTTATCTCGTACCTCCTATAATTATATTATACTAGAGTTTGCCTTTAAAGTCAACCTAAATTTGTGAGATTTTGGACCGAAAAATTTTTTCAGATTTTTATTTTTAGTGTAGCGGAATTTTCGGAATATTCATAATTATCTGCTCACGTTTTCTCTGAAAAAATATGCGTATATATATAAAAAACATTCATGTTTATTAACCAGAAAGAAAGTCCTAAAAAAGTGAATTTAAGTAACCAAAAAATTCACTTTTTCTATGGTTTGGTTATGCGAAATCAACATTAATTTAAAAGTTTCTTTTTCGCAAAAAATAAAGCAAAAGTGAATCTGATATATATATATATAAATATATCAAAATAAAAAGAAGAAGACTTCCCCAACTATATTATACTATATTTTACTTCTCAAGTCACTGGGTCCTGGAATACACCCTTAAGGCCCGGGGGCGGGGAGGTCTCCTCGCGGCATCTAGCCGTCGTCGTACAGTATTTTTCTATTAACAAAACCATTAAATTAGTGAATTATTTGCTACAGAAAATTCACTTTTTTGCGAAATCTTTCTAGTTAATAAACTTGAATGTTTTTTATATATGTATACGTATTTTTAAAATAAAAACAGCGATTTTACTCGCTGTCTGACTTTTTGGGTTTATCACCTGCGGATGGTACGCGGTAAGCTTTGCCCTTTAGATATTTAGTGTTGCGCTTGACTCTTTTATCTCTTTGACCTGCTTTTGTTCTTTTGACTGACACGCTTTTTATACCTCCTTACTTCTGATATTGGTGTGCCGTCTTTTAACATAGAATATATTTTACGTGCGAAGTCCCAATCGGTAAATGTATGATCGTAGACCACTACGTAGTCCCAACCTTTTAACCCTCCAACGTCTTCCCAGTATTCTTTACGTACTACTATTCTCGCTGGTCGAGGAAGGTCGTTACCTGTTTGTTTCATTGTGATGAAGTATCGTGTACCACCGACAGTAAAGGTATCACTTTTACTCTCGTGTTGGGGTTCCCACGTCTTCTGATTTTTAAGTGAACCGTATCCTCTCTTGATTCGCTTAGCATATTGCCAGAAGCCTTGGTTATTAATGCTATCTCTATAGTACTGTGCAGCATAGGCTCTATAACCAACCTTGCTACCACACTGCTCTACAATTGTTTTTCTGTGTAAAATAATTGCATTTATTAGCTTATCTACTTCTGACAATGCAAAGTACTCTCTTTTATCGCGTCTGAAGTATTCATTCAAATTAGTTAGTAAATTGAAGCGATATTTTAGGTGTTTCTTACCATGATGGTCGCTAATACGTAAGCTATGCGAAGCCCCATAATCCATTTTTATATAGATGCTCTTACTGGACCTACTGTCGTACCTTTGAATAATAAACCCCTCTTGCAATAATCGGTCAATGATATATACTGCAGCTTGTTTAGCACTTCTCATTTGTCGCGACCTTCAATCGATTTAATAACCCAACCACAAACAAATCCGATAGCAGCTGCTCCTGACATAATACCTAAGAATAAAAAGTCAATTATCATTTCCAACTCCCCCTAAAAAAGTACCCATGTTTTTTACCATATTGCTCCAGCTCTTTGTAACTATTTACGTTAGCTAAGAAGTGACCACATTCATCTAATAAAACAAAGTGAGTAGGGTACTGTAAATAGTACCCCGTCTTGTTACGTTTCTTCATTTTACACTTCTCACCCCAGACTTCTTATGTTGTTCATATAGCTCAATTAATTGCTCGTAAGTATCCTTTTCCCCAACACCCTTATAATGGTGTGCTAATACATATAATAACTGTTCCGGGTAATTAACGACCATCATCTTGCCTTCCCGAATGTAGCGGTCAATTGCGTCCCAACTAAGTGGTGAATGGATTCCGATGTCGTCAATCATTGTACCTGCGTAATGGTCATTAGCTGATGTAATCTTGCCTGCACTAATTTTTTCATCCTTCCTTCCGGACTTCCACGCCAAGAACTCTCCTTCTTTAGCACCCGTCTTACGTTGTACGCGAGCCCCCATCCCGGCAGGTGAATTACCTGAGCTCTTGGCTTGCTTAGTTACTTGCTCATTATTTTCTTCCCAGGCACTCCAAGCCTCTGGGTCAATCATGCGTTTTCCTGTGGTTTGGTCTACTGGAGCGCCCTGTTTTCTAATTGCATAGTTAATTTTTTGTGGTGTACTGAATTTCTTACCTTCGGCTGCTTGTTGTTTAGCGAATTCACTTACTGGTACTAATGTCATTATTTATTCGTCCTCCCCTTCAAAAGATTGAAATAATTTATCAAAGCATTTTCCACAGATACCGGAAATCACGATTTCCCTAATATTCGCGGACACATGTGGTAATGCATCCTGGATACGAACCCCTTGTTGTAACTTTTTGATTTGGTTATCTGTAGCTTTAAAATGATACTCGGTTTTACAATCCTGACATTCTACATAGTATGTTTGCATTGTTTATGTTCCTCCTTATTTATCTTATATATTAATTATAATACAGGTGAACTCCAAAGTCAACCCGTCAATAGCATTTGGACACGATTTTTCACCGAATAACTATACGCAGCAATCTGTTTCCAATTAAATATTTAAAGAAAAACCAGCAAATAAATGATGGCTTTTAAGTTATTACTCGCTTAGATATGAATTACGTTCTGTTGTAAATAGGTCCGCAGTCGTAGTTAAACCTTGACGGGTTGCTTCTCGTACAATGAATTCTGCGTGCTTGGTATTCTCAAAGAATACGATTGGGTCGCCTAGGATGGCATCTTGCATATCCACACCAGAGAAGTAATCGTTGACCATATTTACAATCTCGTCCCGAGTTGCGCCTGCAGGGATATTACGTAAGAATGCCTCTGTGTTTTCTGTTGTAATACATTGCGCTACCTCAGCCCAGTTTAAAGCTGTGTAGTTCTTATTAAATGGAGTCTCTAGGGCTTTAACTGTGTTATAACGTTTTAAACCAAACCCTTGTTGCACATTTAAGAATCCATAAGAATAAGATGATTCGTTGAAGTATTCCCACCCAGTGTTAGGATTATTGTAAGCTGTGACAGCTAATAAATGCTTCATACTGTTACCGGCATCACCTTCTACAATACCAATTTCCGTACCAGCAGGTAAGGTTCCAATCTTAGTACCAGCAGAGTTGAACTTGTCTGCATCATTGACTGTCTTCAGTACTGTTAAGCTTTGACCTCCAAAAGATTGCTTCCTGAACCCAGCATCTGTTAAGTAACGTACATTACCATCTACAGCTCCGGCAAAGTGTCCTGTAGTGTAAGGGAATTCCACTGTATCAGAACCATCTGTAACAATGTCCACATATCCAGCTTCTACACGACGAGAACCATCTTCAAAAGGTACATATGCCTTAGACGCATTAATCGCCCATCGGTTTACATAAGCTCCATCCACATACTCTACAATAAATAATTCACCCGGTAATAAGTTTGCTTTTGCCATAATAAAATTCCTCCTAATAGTTTAATAATTTAATTAGCCGAGAGCCACCGGCAGGTGACTCCCATTGTTAGTTTACTAGCTTAGTAACACATGCGTTCCCAATAACCACTGTACTTGTCTTCGCTGAAGTTAATATAGAAATTCTCAGTTGCTGCCCACTTACTTGTTGTCCCGTCGAAGTACACCATCAATCTGTACGTACCGTATTGGTCACCCGGGTCGATAAATCTTATATCGAAAGTACGGTGACTCGGTGAACTTGGTGATACATAACCTGATGCATAAGCTTTGGACCTCCACTCACCATTTTCGTATTTCTGAATAGCTGCAGCCCAGTCGTAATAATAGTACTGCGAATGCATGTCCATTTCGACTGTACAGCTACCTCTGTTGTAGTTAGTAGCATCCACATAAAGTGAAATGCCCGATACGTTCGTTGTGAAGTACTGGTCAGTAGCGAATGCCTGGCTTGAAAAACCTAACAAGCTACCGATTCCAATGACTACGGCCAACATTAACTTCCCCATCTTTTGCTTCATCTGATTCCTCCTCTTAAATTTTTAGAAGATTAATTATCTTCTATACTTATAATATAAAAGAGGTTAACTCTAAAGTCAACCCCTTTTTCACGTCCTTTTACTTATTTATTTCGTATCCTGTTCGGTCAGATGTTCCATCTTGACGGGCATTGGTTTCACTAATCTTCTCCAGATACAACTGTTGTAATTCATCGGGTGTGATGCCAACCACAATAGTCATCTGGACTAAAAATAACCAAAGGTCAGTTACCTCACCTTTTAAAGCCGGTACATCAATTGGTTTGGGGTTCTTCCACCATTTCCAATTAGTCTCTCTACGGACCTCAGAGATTTCATCTTCCATAGCTACTAGAAGATTTTGTACCCATTCTTCTTGACTCCAATCAATCTCACGCTCGATTTGCATTCTAGCAAATATCTCTTTCTGGCGCTGAAACAGTAAATCCATATCCATTATTAACCACTCCTATTATAAATCTAATTCTAGGTCTTCCGTGTCATCAAACTCATCATCTGTCTTCACATACTGGCGGGACTTCTGTTCAAAGAAATCAGTCTTACCAAGGTCAGTGTCCTCATACACTTTTATCCAAGACATGGGATTAGTATCCTGCTTATCAAAAGGTGCTGGGATGCGTAATTGTTTAGCTCTTACATTGGCCATGAAGCGAATATAACCAGATAGCTCGTCTACATTGATAGTATCGAACTTATGGCCGATTACGTATTGGCTCCAGCTCATCTCGTATTGAGCCGCCTGCCGGATAATTTCCTCTCCGAGCTCGTATAGTTCAGGGATATCGAATTCAGGAAAGTCTAGTTTTACCGCAGCAAAGGTCTCTTTAAATAAACGTACATGCTGCTGCTCGTCACGGTTAATATAGTTAATCATAGTACTAGTTGCTACCATTCTACCAGAACGTGCTAAGTCATAGAAGAACGCAAATCCACTATAGAAGAATAGACCCTCTAGCATTACATCATATATAATAGAGATAAATAGATTAGCTACGGTCTTATCTTCTACGAATGGTTTGTACCCATTAATTAGAAAATCATTTCTCTCAATCAATACAGGGTCATGCTTCCAATATTCAAATACTTCATCTTGCCTATTCTTTTCTACTAGACTGGATAGAATATATGAGTATGAGTGGTTATGAATAACCTCTTGTTGGGCCAGAAGAACCATTAGAGCGTTAATACTAGAGTCTGTCAACTGGTCTGCTATTTGACTGGAGTAATCAGTTTGGACCGAATCTAGGAAGGCTAGTAACCCTATTATTTTTAAGAATGTGTCTTGCTCTTCTTCGTTCATTTTAGGGAAGTCTTTAATGTCCTGGTGCATATTAATTTCGAATGGTGTCCAGAAGTTACCTAACATCTTCTTGTATAAACCAAAAGCCCAAGGGAACCTAGTATCATCCCAGTTTACAACGTTAGAGCTATCCCCGTTAACTATTCTGGTAGATTTATTGGGAGCTGACTTATCCATTAGCTCCCTATTATCTAAAGGTATATGAGGTACCTTATCTAAATATTGTTTTGTGAGTCTTTCTAGTTTTGCTTTATCCATCCCGTAATCTCTCCTTATCCTGCACACGCTTCACATTTCGGTGGTATTACTGAAGACGTAGAGCGCGTATAATAAATAGTTTTCATCCCAAGCTTCCATGCAGTAAAGTGTAATTTAATAATCTCACTAGCAGTAGCAGTGTTTGGTAGATATAAGTTAAAGCTTACTGCTTGGTCAATGTGACGTTGTCTAGCTACATTTTGTTTAATAGAGTACATTTGGTCAATATGATAACCTATCTTATAGTATCGCAACGTTGATAGATTTAAATCAGGTACCACAGTAGTGATTTTGGACCTCTTCTTTTCTTCAGCATAAACAATACCGAATACAGGGTCCACCCCATCAGTTGAAGCACCAATCTTACCGATAGACGCATTGGGTGCCACAGCCATCATATATCCATTTCTAACACCATTGTTAGCTACATCTTGTGCCAGTTGATTCCATTCAACGGTATCGTATCCACGTTTAGCAAAGTACTGACCGTTAGACCAATCAGAGCCTTCAAACAATGGGTAAGTACCCTTCTCCTTGGCTAGCTCCATAGAAGCCTTAATGGTGTGGAATGCTATCTTCTCATACAATTGGTCAGCCAATTCTACTGACTCTTCTGATTCCCAATCAATCTTCTTCTGTGCTAATAAATGAGCCCAACCATACGTACCTAAACCAACTGCGCGATACTTAGCATTAGTCTGCTCTGCTTGATGGACTTCAATGCGGCCCATATTCAAATCAATAACATTATCTAACATACGCATTTGGATTGGTATTACTCGTTCAATGACATCTGCTTTAACAGCTTTACCCAAATTAATAGAAGACAAATTACATACCACGAAATCACCGGAATCGTATTCTACAATATACTTATCTTCTCCAACCTTGATTTCCTTTGTAATTACTGTTGGAGATTGGTTTTGAGTAATCTCTGTACATAAGTTTGAACAGTAAATCATCCCAGCATGACTATTTGGATTTAAGCGATTTACAGTGTCACGATAAAATTCATAAGGCATACCTGATTCTTTTTGTACTTTAATTATACGTACTTTTAACTGCGTCGTGTCTACTTCCTCACGAGACAAATCAGGATTGTTTTCACATTGGATATAGCGATACGAAAAGGCATGCCTCTCTGGGTCAGGAGTTTCACCTGCAGGGAGTCTTTCGCTGTCGAAATAGTCCTCTAACGCAAAGCCCATCTTCTGCTTGATCTCATGTGGGTCAAATAAAGAAAATTTCTGTTTCTTAGCTAACCGAGTCATAAAGATATCAGGGATACAAACACCTGTAAACAGGTCATGTATTTTAAAGCGCTCATCACCGTTGTTCAAGCTCCCATCTAAGAAGCGGAAGATGTCCTTATGCCAAACATCTAAATAAACTGCAACAGAGCCTTGTCGTTGTCCTAATTGGTCTACAGACACTGCCGTATTATTTAGTTGACGTAACCAGGGCATAACACCTGTGGAGATACCTTTAAATCCTTTAATATCAGAACCCATGGAGCGTACTTTACCATAATAGATTCCTACCCCACCGCCATTCTTAGATAAGCGTGCAGTGTTCGAATTGTTACCGTAAATACCATCTAAGGAGTCCTCTACTGTATCAATAAAGCAAGAACTTAGTTGTCCGTGTGTTTTACCACTAGCAGCTAATGTTGGTGTGGCTACTGTCATATAAAGGTTTGACATTGCCCAATAAGCTTCTTTTACATAATCCATCCGCTTGTTGGGGTCCTCATACATCATATTGTGTAAGGCAATAACCATCCAACGTTCTTGTGGTAGTTCTATTATTTTATGGTCACCAGTTTTAGTTAAGTAACGCTCTTGTAACATGTATAAACCCATATAAGTGAATAAATCATCCAACTCAGGGTCTATGACTTTCTGTGCTTCCAGAATGTCCTCTTTCGAATAATGTTTTAGGATGTCTTCAGTTAGTCGCCCCTTAGCTTCCATGTATTGTAGGGCAGTAAGTAAATTCCCATACCCGAATCCACGGTTCTCGGTCACCTGCCGGATTACTTTGGCTCTTAGTAATCGTGCGGATACAAAAGACCAGCCCGGTTCTGGATAATCAGGGTCGAGTTTTTCTTGTGACTTCAGAATAGCAAAGTCCTCCAACTGTTCCTCTGTGTAGTCACCTCTCTGCTTCTTGAAGTTGGCTACTTGCTCTAGAAACTGTTCTTTAGACTTGGGCAGTATTCCAGTTAGCCCATCGAAAATATGTTCCAACACTATTCCTCCCTATTCCTTATTCTTTGAAGTGGTCTTCAATATATTCTTGTTCTTCTTCCGCTGACAGTAAACCAGTAGCCTTACCTATAGTCCCATCTTGCATTTCCCAAATAGTATTATGCACTTGCACGGCGTTACTGAAGTCACCATCTAACCATGTAGTCAGTGTCTTCTCATAGAAGTCAGCATTTGCAAAACGGTCACCCTGAGCCTTAACCACTTCAAGCATACGCTCGATGCGGTCCTTAGTTATTGGTGCGGCTCCCCATTTAGGTGAGGCATCTACTTTTTGATGTGTCATATGGTGGATTACTTCCATGAAGTTCTCCTCACTCATCGCATTGAAATCTGGGTCTACAACGTCGTCTTCGTCCACAGCTGCTGGGATTCCTTCTTCGAAGAGTTCTTGGCTGTATTCTCCTCCACCATTAGCTTGTACTTTAATGGCTTCAGCTTGCTCTTCTTCATGTTCCTGTACGTTGATTAACCATGTTGCTCCTACACCTAATACTACAAGGGACATACCTGAGATTACCAAAGTCTTTAGTTTATTCATTTTAAATTCCTCCTATTTAATAAGTAAAAAGTACCTGGACCGAAGCCCAGGTCAGTTAGGAGTAGGATAATAATAATAGGCAATAGAAAACCACTGTTATATTAATTATAACATAGACTGTAAGTAATTGCCATATCTGCCTACCCTAGTTGGACCGTACTCATAAATATGTGAATCAAGGAGGTATTACACCTCCTCGACCTCTTCTGCAAATAGCTTATCTACTTCAGCTAATAGCTCGTCGCTATACTCTTCTTTGGCTTTTGACCTTGGCATATCTCCGATAATGTCCTTATACTGTCTAGCTTGAGCTTTAAGCTCTTCCTGACGCTCTTTGGCTAACATACGTTGTTGTACCTGATAAACCATTTGGTATCTGATTTCCATTAACTTAGCTATATGCTTACGTTCAATTCCTAGTTGAAGTAGTGCGCGGATACGGTCTGCTTTGGATTGACCATTTTCTAAGATTGCATTGACTTCATCGTCGCACTTGTATCCTTGAATAACAAGGTCTTCCCTTTCACGCTTAGTTAGTTTTGGTTTTTCTTCTTCCCCTTCTTCGGCAGGTGTTTCAGCTTGCTCATCTTCTTCTATGATAAGCGGTGCTGATTCTTCTTCCGTGTCTTCAGCTGGTTGTTCTTCTTGCTTTTCTTCTGGGTCGATTCCCATATTTTCTAATTCAGTGTTAACTTCTTCTTCGCTTACAAGCCCTTCACCATCTGAATCGATTTTATCATTAACCATTGTAACTAACTCCTTCTTAGTCATACCAACTTTGTAAGTAACTCCAACTTCCTTTGCCGCTGCTTTAACTTCCTGCATTTTCATTTCTTCGTTTACTGTAATCATTATTTAAATTCCTCCTAAGTGTTTGTTTTTTCTTACCTTATATTTATATTATAACCCATAATCCTCAAAAGTACACCCCGAAAGTCGAACTTTTTGGTTTTATTTTTAATTTGTAAGGGGCCGAAGCCCCTTAACTTATCTGAGGTAGTAATCTCGATAAGCTGTATAAGTACACTCTAAGTTGTAGTGGCCTTGATATAATGCCTTATCTTCGTGATTGTATAACCAGGTCACATATTCATTGCTACCTTCTGTTGGTGGTGTGCTAGCCAACACAATATAGAGATGGGAATCATCTTCATGTATACTTATCTTCCTCATGCTGACTAATACGTACCCATTCGTCTTAACTGCCTTAGCTGCTTTCCATCTTGCTGTACTAAACACTATTGTCATTCCCCCTTTGTTTGAAGGTCTTCCCTGACCCTCTATAATTAATTATAAAGCACTCGACCAAAAAAGGCAACCCCTAAAGGCTGCCAATTTTATTTTGTTATATATAATAAGGAACAAACTAAACTGCCCAACCGATTTTATCTTTAACAAAAGTATCGAAGTCAGCTATGTCACCTTGTTTGTTTAGAATAATGTCTAACTTATTTTTGTCATTGACTTCTATTTCATACAAATTACCCCAGCGATAACCAATCTCAAAGTCAGCTACAAAAGGTACATCTGTATCCAACAGTATTTCACCTGCGGGTTCCATGATGTCTTTGAATATGGCGCGGACTTCTAACATTATTTGTTCGTCTTCTTTTACCTCGGCAATAATAGAATCGTGGACTGTGTTAACTAAGCGTACAACCTCTTCACCATACTTTTGATTAACTTCTTCTAAAGCATAATGTAACCTACATACGGACCACATAGTTAAATCAGATGCTGTAGCTTGTATCGGGAAGTTACCTGCTTCATTCTGTACAGCGTTTTTATTTGTTTCCGTAATTAATCCGAAGTGTCGTTTACGTCCTATTGGTGTCTCATAAGCCCTACCAAGTAACGGGTCTTTACGACGCTCTTGCATGTACTCGTATGTTAGTGGTTGTGGTGCGTACCAATCGGCGATTAGCTTCTTACCTTCTCTAACAGTTAAGTTATGCTCTGCTGCTAATGTATAGGCACTACGTCCATATGGAATACCGAAATTAACTGCTTTAGCTCGGACACGTTGCTCTTTGGTAAAGTCCTTACCATACAACTGGATAGACATTTGGTCATGTAAGTCTGAGCCTGATTTGTATACATTCTGTAACCATGGGTCACCGGACTCTACAGCCAACGTCCGTAGCTCCGCCTGTGAGTAGTCGGCTTGGAATATAACGTACCCTTTGGACGCCACAAATATATTCTTGATTTTAGAGTTCCGCGGGATGTTATGGATATTTGGACCTGCTGAACTTAGTCGACCAGTCTCGGTACCATGTAGCTTAAATGTAGAGTGTACCTTCTGTGTATCTTCTGTGATATGTTCCCAAATACCTTTAACATAGGTACTGTACATCTTTTTATCTTTGGCATAAGCTAGCTTAGTATCAATAAACTGTATAAGCGACACATCGCGTGATTTCTCTTTATATACTTTCAATGTATCAGCATCAGTTGTAATCTTACCTTTCTTCTTAACTGGCTTGAGCTTCCACTTAGCGAACAGCATGTACCTGATATGCATATAACTATTCGGGTTAAACTCAGTTGGTAGCTTAGTCGGTCCTGGTCGTTTCTTGCCTTTACGTTTACCGGTACGCTCCCACTCTTTGAGTTTATGTTCATCAGCCCACACAGCATACTGCTTAGGATCAAAACCTTTCTTGTTAGCTAACTGTTTTAGCTCTTTAATATAATTCTCCAATGCTGGCTCGTATTCTTCCTGGAGCTTTTTGATGTAATTAACATCCGTTGGGAACCCATTTAATTCCATATACATATAGGTGTTCGATGCATCCATTAATAAGTTGAATACCTTATCAATTTTACGTCCTTTGATACGCTCTTCCTCATAAGGAATTTTCAGTGCTCGGTAGACACGTAATGTCATATCACAGTCGACACCTTGGTATTTATATAGGATAGGTCGTGGTATGTCCGCAAACGATTCTTTTACATACTGGTGCGCTTCGTGCTCCCAAGGCTCAGCATGACAGAACTCTACTGCGACTTGTTCCAAGTCATGTGTACCTTTGCGTTCATCTAAGACGTAATGCATCAGCATAGTATCGATATCAGTACGTGCTTTAATACCCAGCTGTGCTATATGGAACTTATTATCGAACTTACCGTTGTGGTAAATCCATTTTATCTTGGGTGACTCGATGGTCTTCTTTAGTTCTTTTAGTACTGATTTGTTATACATCATCTCTTCACTGAGTACTACTGCGTGACCAATCTTCCAACTAAACCCTTGACATAAGAAATAATCCTTCCGGAAATCAAATCCTCGGGTCTCAATATCAGATGCTACAATACGTTCTTTTGCCCGAAGCTGTTTAAGGAATTTGATAGATTGTATTGGATTGGACAATACATCTACCTTCGTTTCGGGTTTCTTGAATGGCTTTCCTTTTTCTCTGTTTAATAGTCTAACTGCTTTTTCTAGGTCTTTAGCAAACGTTTGAAATACATCTGTATTTCTTAGGACGTATCTAGGTTGGAATGTGGGTACTATATAAGCATCTAACCGTGCATCCCATTTCTGTTTACCTCGTTGGTTCATAATACCAGCACGAGTCATTCCCAATGATTTCAGAGCCCCGCTCCCCAATGGAACAATCACGTGAGGCCGCTTTATCTTTATCTCTTCCATCAACCGCCCACTACAAGCTTTAATTCCACCTGCAGGGGGTTCTTGGCTCGTTTTACATGCGGTCGCATAAGTGTAATGGACCTTTGTAGTATGGTGGTCGAAACCTATGTCTTCCAGAACTGCATTTAGTGCTTGTTGCAAAAAGGAACCCCCGCGTCCAGCGAAGGCTTCTTTAGCAATAATTTCTGACATGATAGGTGAGTCACCGATAACCATTATGTCACATTTTTCATCGTCAATCTTGGGTGCGAAGCAACGTCCTTTATTAAACATAACTTGTAGTGGGCAGTTTTCACAGTCAGCATGTTGTATTACGTCATGCATTGTGTGTCCACCCCAATGTTACCCCTATATTATAGATAGCCATATCTAAGTGGGTCATACGTTCTGTTTTATGTTCTACTTTACCCTCAGGCCTATCTAACTTGTTAGCATGCCATTCAGGTAAGAATTTAATTCCATGTAGGGCCATCCAAGAAGGATATACTGAATCAATGCTCCGAATAAGACCATGGTAAGAATTATTAAAATCGGAATAGTCATTGGCTCCTAGTAAATGTATCTCCTTACCTTTCACTTGCGTAATGTAATTCAGTATCCCGTTGTGGAATAACTTATTTAATAGTATGTGTCGTGAATTCTCGTCAACCAATTTAGCCCAAGCCTTCGGTATACCAAGAACATCAATTTCATCAATCTCTAGGTACTGCTTAATGCAGAAGCAAATTTCATTATAGTCCTTACCTTGGACTACGGCCATCTTCTTATACGGCTTAGCATTTTTATTCTTTAAGGCTTCGGTGACTAGGTCAATTGTTTTGTAGCTATCAAATAGTACGTCCGGAAGTATAACTTCATCAGCACGCACCATGCCCGCAGCACTTAGTACTTGGTCAAAGTCCATCGCATTACCTAACTCAATAATACTATTGTCTAATACTACGTAACCACCATTGTCGGACAACTTTCTGTAGTACCTACGGTACATATTGTCTTTAAGTACTAGGTGGGCCAGGCTCATCTGAAATTGAGATAAGCCAGCCTGAAATCTTAACTGGTCGTAATCGTTACCGTAAATAGGTATGGGTGCAAATTGCATTATTCTATTCCCCCTTTGGAGTGGTCTATAATAAATGTCTTTGCTTCTCCATGCATTTCTTCTTTAGTAAGTATGTCTGAGTTGAGTTTTAGAATTGGAAACTGCTTCTCTAGATTCTTGATTATGTCGTTATAGCCTGCTAGTAAATCACGAATCATTTCTGGTTTAATTAACTTCTCGCCTTCCTCTTTGAATCGCCTAGTAATGGTCTCTTCGCTAGCATGACAATAAATAAAGATAGTACCTTGATTAACTAATTCAGGGTAGACCCAAGTGTAATAGGCTTGCTCTATCTTCTCAGGCATCGGTGACCCAGACATAACAGGATGATAGACTAAGTCATCCGGGAAATGGAATCTATCCAAGATGGTAGGGAAGTGTTTATTTGCCCGTACAAAATCTAATGCTCTACCAAAAGCCATTTCGGGAGTTTTTTGATTATTACCTTTGTAATATTCTACGGCAACAAAAGAATCTAATAAGGAGTCTATCAAAGTTGATTTGCCTGTCTTGTCACAACCAATTACAATAATATTCTTTGTCCTTAAATCTAGTAGACTAGCGTTTACGTAACTCATCATGTTTCTCCTCCCACCATTTATCAAAATCGATATTTTCGGTACCAATTGCCTTAGCTAGATAGATAGCCACGTCCACTAATTCTTTCTTCAGGTTATCTTGGTCCCCAGCATCCAGTGCCGATAGCTCGTACACTTCTTCAGCAATCTCTCCAGCCTCTCCATTTAAAGCTAATGCTAGGTATGCCATATTCTGATGCTCTTTAGGTATTACAGCTGTGGTTGGATTATCAATTAGGAAACCACTTAGCCCATCAATGTTAGCTGTAATCTTGTCCAAACGTTCGTGTGACATCCCGTCCCGGATTAACTTCTTGACGTCATCCGCAATCTCTCCAGCTATCTTATTTATTACTAAGGCAAATACAACCGTACCGTGTAATGATTCAGGGATGTCCATTGTTGTCTTATAACCCTTCTCTTTATCAAATGCCAGGACTTCATTTACCATACGTTCAAAACGACCCTCGGAAAGCATATCATTCATTTCTTTAAGTCGTACCGTAGCTTTATATACACCTGCGGAGTTACGGTTAACGAATCCTTTTCGAAATAGATTTGTTAACCTTTCTTCTGAAGCATTCGGTACTTGTTGTAGGTACTCTTCCTTTGTAAACTCACCCAACATTGCAACCTGTCTAATTTCTATTTTATGTTCATTTACGTCGAAGCTCATTCTTGATTTCCTCCTCTGACTTTGTTGAGCTAATTATGTTTTCGTATGCAGTGTGTAAGAAGATCTTACCTCCGACTGCTGTATAGTCATGCCCACCTTTACCAACAAAAGCACAGTAGGCTTTGTCAATCTTAACTAGTTCTTCAACTACACGGTCCCATGCTTCTTGAAAGGAAATCTCTTTTTGACTATTAATTTTGTCCTGCTTTTTACGTTGACGTTTGTTCATTACGAACCCTCCCAGATTAGATAGAAAGCGAGGTTACCCCCGCCTACTATATTAGAATTTATCCCATTCATTTTCAAATTCTCTTACTCTAGCCCTAAACATTTGTTGTCCGTAGCTTCACTATCGCTCACCTCCCATCTCTATAAATATTATACTACAAGATAGGCGAACTATCAAGGCTACCTCTTCATTAAATCTAGTATTTCCATCCGGGCCGACATATTCTCTCTGAACAACCCTCTCATGGTAGAAGTAGTAGTAGTAGCATCTTTCTTTTTAATACCACGTCCACACATACAATAATGCGCAGCTTCTATTACGACTGCAACAGCCTTCGGTTGAAGGACCTCATCTATTGCATCTGCAATCTGTTGTGTTAAGCGTTCCTGTACCTGGAAGCGCTGTGCGTATCCATCAACTACTCTTGCAAATTTAGACAATCCCGCAACAGACTTACTCGGGATGTATGCAATATGCGCCTTACCATAAAATGGTGCGAAGTGGTGCTCACATAGGCTGTTAAAGTCTATGTCTTTAATTAATACAATGTCATCATGCTCGACTTCGAATTCTTTTGTTAAGTGTTGTTTTGGGTCCTCACGATATCCTTTGGTATATTCCAGGTAAGCCTTAACGACACGGAAAGGAGTTTCCTCCAAACCGTCTCGTGTAGGGTCATCACCACATACCTCAATTACCTTAGAAATACTATCCATCGCTTCTTCTAAGTCCATCTCTTGTTTGAAATCTAAGAAGGACGTATCTAATACTTTTTCTAATTTCCCACGTTGCTCATCATTCATTCTGTACATGTTATCTACACCTTTCTCTTATTAGCCCATACAAGGGTATGAAGTTGTGGTAATGGTTTGATATCATTAGCTTCTGGGTCATCTATAACTTTATTCCAAAGCCAGTCTAATTTAGTAAGAAGACGTCCGGAGATATCGCCTTCTTCGTGTGCATCCTCGTTTCCGACTGAAACAAAGAATTCCGCCTGCGGGTATCTGTTGTGTACGTACTTGGCGTGCTCGAAGTCTTCGTCATCGAATACAACGACCTTCAGTGTATAATTAGTATCTGCTTCATCCAATTTTTCAATGATGTCATCCAGTCGCTGCCAGTTAGTTTTCATTAATGAACTCGGTGGCTTAGGACTGATTGTTAGATCATCGATATCACGGAACCAATCCTTCCAGAATGACCCTTGTGTTTCTAATCCTACCTTTATACCTGACTCGTGACACATATTGATTAGGTCCTGCATTGGCTGTGCTATCAATGCTGGGTTACCTCCAGAAATAGTTACGTGGTCAAAGTTTAATTTACCTGACTCTTTATCTGTACCTAATTCCAGTAAGGTCTCAAATACATCTTCAGCTGATTTCAGTTGTGCCTTCTCTTCCCCATTCCAAGTGAATGCTGAGTCACACCATGCACAACTGTAATCACAACCACCTGTCCTAACGAACATTGTCTTACGTCCGATGACCATTCCTTCACCTTGAATAGTCGGTCCAAATATTTCCATAATAGGCATACGTTTTGGTTTACGTGCTTTAGTCTCTGCCATGTTTGTCCTCCTCTACTTTGTCTAACCAGTTTTGTAACTTGGTGCATTGTTTATTCTCTCGGACACCGAATCTATGCAAATATTCAGGTACCCCACCAAGTGCTTTGAAATGGAGTACCTCTTTAATACTAATTATGCTTAGGACGATATACTACATATGACGTAGGCGTCTCGCGGAGAATAACTTGTAAACATTCGGCACCAAGCCCTTCACTATCTAGGTAGTGTTGGATAGTAATGTAAATCCATTCGGCTACATTTTCTGTTGATGGAATAGTACCTCCATCGGTAATATCAAATTCATGATGGTCATTCAATACTGTGTGGTCATATTTTTTATGGACTAATTTTTTAAGTGATTGAAAGTTAACTAAGAAACCATCTTCTCCAACTTCATCACCTACAATGGTAATATTCACAAAGTAAGTATGTCCATGTAATTGTTGACACTTACCCGCACTTGGATGTGGTACAAGATGTGCTGCAGCGAAGTGCATGTCCTTATTTAATTCGAATCGTTTGTTATGAGGTGTTGTTGGATAAAACTGTTGTAACATTACTCTTCCTCCTCTAATAGTGTATATTCAAATCCAGCTAACAGTTCAGGTGAATTACCGACAATGAAATTAGAATCATAAATCATTTTACCGACTACATCGTCGCCCTCTTGTACTGCTGGGATGTACCTACAAAATACTGCAAACTCATCATCGGCCACAATACAACCGAAGATGCCTTCATCTACATTTATCATGGTACCCTTTTCAAAGACCATTATACATTCTCCTTTATTTGTAGACCTTTATTTCTGGTCCTAACTAATAATGGGCTAGCTTGTTTAAGGAAGCTCTCCCAAAGCAAGTTATGGTTCCTACCGTTTACTTTCTTGCTGGCGAACACTGGTCGTGTCCATTCTTGTTGTATGCAACGATAAGAGTAGTTAATGTACCTATAAGCATCGTTCTTGAGGTTCTCGAAAGCTACTCCATGGTCAATCTTTCTCCAACGCCTATTCGACAAGTAGACATCTTCTAAAAACTCGGCAGGTGATAAACCATCTAAACCTCCAGGATGCTCGTCTGATAGTACTGCATAGAGGTGGGGGAAGATTTCCCCATCAGCTTCTATACGTTCATATAACCAAATCTCTTTACGTCCCATTATTGTATTCGCCCCTTATTTTTTGTATTTGATAGGGTCTTCATAACCCGCTTCTTCGAATGCTGCTAATCTTAGTTGACACGTAGGACAAGTACCACATGAAGGTACAGTTCCTCTATAACATGAATGAGTTAATTCTAGTGGTGCACCTATTCTCATGGCTTCTTTAACTACATCAGATTTATGTTTCTTTAAGAATGGTGCCCTTATTTCCACATTACCAGCTGTACCATGTTTCAATGCTGCAAACATATATATGAAGTAAACTGCTGTAGTATCTGGATAACCTCCGTGGTCCTCTGCATGTGCACCATAATAAATGTAGTCAGCATTAATACTGTCTGCTACACCTGCGGCTATGGATAAGAAGATGGAGTTCCTCGCTGGTACGTATGTTGCGCCGACCGAACCTTTATCTTGGTCGTCTTTTATGTCTTCACCGTGCTGTAATAATGAAGAGTTGAAATTTGCGAATGTTGACGATAGGTCAAATTCTGTATATGAATCTAACTCCAACACTTTAGCTATCTTCCTAGCACTCTCCATTTCTACGTCATGTTTTTGCCCGTAATACATGTTTAAGGCATGTACCTCATCGTTCTCTCTTTTTGCTATAGCTGCGCAGGTTGTGGAATCCATTCCACCAGATAATAATACTAGTGCCTTACTCATAATGTTCCTCCTCATAATTTGGTTGGGGTTTATAGTCACTATTCAACACAGTTTCTGTTGAGCGGCCTAACTTTTTGTAAGGTCTACGTTTTAATAAATTCAAATCAGCTAAACTTGCATAGTATTCTTCAGCCAGCGGCTAAATCTGCTATCTCTCCCATTACTATCACTCCTTTTATTTAAGGAGATAAGAAACTGTTAATCTCTTATCTCTTTAAATATATTATAACATATGCGAGCTCTAGAGTCAACCCTTATTCAATATATTCTGACGTTCTTTTTCGGTCATCTTTTTAAACTGTTGATACTGCTCGTGCCATTTATGAGTGGTCCTATAAGAGTTACCAGCCGTACCATCATAGATCAAGTCCATGTCTACCAGTGCACTGATAATATCACGTGCCTCTTCGGTATCCATACCCAACCCTTCTTCCAAGTTTTTAGATGTCCAGTTCTTAGCTTTACGACCGTCAATATACTTGGACTCTTTTTGGTGGGTAACAAACCACAGCATGATTTCTTCTTTCTGTTTGTCGGTCACTCTATGACGTGATTGTTCTTCTTGTGCTAGGCCCCAATAATCGAAGGCTGGTTTCTTAAATAACTCGTCAACAAACTCGGCAATGAACTCTACATGTTCTGGTTTGACTATTACCTTTTCCATCTCTTCATCGGTACTAAATAATCTAGCAGCACATGCAACTGACATCCTTGCTAGTTTGATACGTAACGAGTTTTGCTCAAAAATAGGTATACTACATTCGTACCTATCACCTAGGATACTCGCCTGCCGGAGTATGGTCTTTACTGCTTCGGGTTCGAAATAGACTTTGTCGTTGTCCTGAGATAGACGTCCTCTAGCATTCCTACTCCAGGTCCACAAAATCAACTGTTGACACAATTCGCTGGTATATGTTTGAGGCTCTCTTGGTTTGTCATCCAGGACTTGGTTGATTACTTCTTCAGGGACCTCATCCTTACTGACACCCATAGCGAAATCAAATCTAGCAATGTCCTCTGCTTGGTTGACTAGGTCTTTAACTGAACGGACACCGTAATCGAAATCCTTCAGCATCTTGCCACCCCTAGGGTTGGACATCCATATGGCTCTTGTTCTGGCATATGCTTGACCCTGTTTGGCTTTATTGATTTCTACTACCCCACGTGAACGCATACCTGATAGCTCACCAAACATATCTTTGTCTAATCCGGATGCCTCATCAATGATTAATAGCTTGCGGTCATTCATTGGGAATTTACCCCATGTAATCATCCACTGACCACCATTCTTCGTTTCTACTGTACCAGTCAAACCAGTGACGCGTGTACCTTCACCTTCGAACATATCACCTTGTTGGTAGTACCGTGCTAAGTACTCGGCCGTCTCTGACTTACCAGTACGTGGGTCACCAATAACTAGCATATCAATCCAACCCCTGTGTAGTAGCTTTCTATTAAAGTGGAAACGTAAAACAGAATGGTAAGCTAAGTCGTAAGCTATAATCAAGTCACGTCTACCCCATATTTGAGTCCATAACTCTAGGTCAGCAGCAATCTCATACATTTTATCTTTAACCGATTGACCTTCTGCAGGTTGAAATACTTTGAGGCGTTCAAGCTCTTCCTTAGTTGGGTTGAACTTATCAAAGCTTTCTTGCACTGCTGTAGCTTCTAATATTAGATATGCAGCCGTACCATCATTAGGACTAGTTGTTCTTAATGCATTAAATATATAGCTTCGGTTTGACTTAGCTGACATACCTTTTCTAGGATAAACATAATAAGCTGTCTGCGCATCCAACTCGTCTTCTTTTATTTCATTACTGAACTTGGATATGTCCGGTGAAATATATAAGGTCTCGACGTTGTAAATCTCCTTCTCTTCTATCTTAGGTTTAGGACACTTGGCAGGTACACCAATAGTTTGTTTAATTCGGTTCTCCCGTTGTTCATCATTAGCACCTATATAAGTTAAGACATCTCTAGTCCGGCCGAAATTGAAGTCGTACCCTTCCTTGATTTGTTCTTGTGTTAAAGACGCTAGTATACAACCCTGGCACTGTTTGTTTTCTGGGTCGTAAGATTTACAGGATACATTAACTTGCTTAGGAGAAGAATATGGTTGAGCCTCCCTACCTTGAACTCTAGCTTCTATTCGTACACCAGTGTTATTATACCCTGGGTCATTAGTAGCTTCGGTCAAAGTAGTCTCTGTAAATTCTAGGTCATCCAAATTCTCTTGTTCCTGCTCTTCTAATTTACGTTCCACTGCAGGTACAAACTTCTTGCCTTTTTTGAGTACCTCCCGTTGGAAGTCTGAATACTCTTTACCTCCCTTCATTATGTAATCAGTAAAGTCCCAACCCTCTTTTGGTATGGAGGTGACATAAATGTCTTTGGCATACTCTTTTAAAGCATTACCAACCCGGTTTGCACCATCACGACCTGCGTTATCTGAGTCATAACAAATAAAGACTATCTTGTTTGTAAACCAATGACCTACTTCCTTCGGCCATTGACCTGCTCCACCTGTTTGTGTTACGGCCGGGATGTTATGTTGTCTTGCTAATACAGTATCAGGTTCGCCCTCAAATATTACAACCCAACCTGAATTCCAAAAAGTATTATCTAGAGGCCATATCATTGATTTAGTATAGGCACCCTTCATATTGGTGAATTTAGCCTTCTTAGCACCCATCTTGTATCTTCTTATATTAATTACATCGCCTCTAGCTGAATACACAGGGAATGTATATCTGTTGTTAGCCGATTCATATCCGATTTGAAACTCTGATATGGATTCTAGGTTAATTCCCCGTTTGTCAATAAATGTAGCTAATGCTTCTTCACTGTTAAGTAGCTCTTGATGTAAATCATTTACAATTGTCTTATCTATTGGTATTCCCAACTGTCCAGTGTTTTCATACTTAGCCTTAAACGATAGGGCATCCTTCAATGGGATATCAAACCACTCAGTCATCCAATCAGCAATGTGCCCCCCTCCGTTGACACCGGCATCACATGCTTGACATTTCCATCGTCCTGTATATAAGTTAATGTACATGGAAGGATTTGAATCATTATGAAAAGGGCATTTAATGGGCAGCTCTCCGTCATCAGGCATATTAGTTATATCAATGAATCGGGAGTAAAAATCTCTGTAGTCAATATTCTCTTCCGACATACCCATCCCCCTTTATTTTAGTGTTGGTTCTTTATCGTCAAAGTATTCACCATAAGCTAAACAATCATCACACTCCCATTTACCGTCAGGGTAAATAACAATATCAGAAACCCCGCAGTCTGGGTTAATACATTTATCTGGTGGTCCGAATTCGCCTGCCGAGGTTGGTTCATTGATTGGCGCCTCCGCCCCGTGTTGTTCCGCCTGTAATTCATCTATCCAGGAAGTGTCTGCTACTATCTCTTTTGGTGTTGTGTTAGCTTTCATTTTATCTTCATATTCAGTGATGATACTCTTCTTACGTTTTGGTAAATGCTCACCGTATTCCACTTTAATATCACCATCAAATAAATCCTCTACAAAGCGATAAATGATTCTCTTTAAATTCGCTGTAGAGTCTTCCTCCAACTCTTCCACTTTCGTTTTGTCAAAGAAGAAGGTCATTGCTATATAGTCAGGCTCTTCTTGGTGGCCCATAGAACGTAACTGCCTAACATATTGTGACACCCTGGAGGGTGTGGTTCCTAGTTCTTCTGCTATATCTTTCTGACTCATTCCTTCTGCTAACAACTCTGTCACATATTCAAGTTTATCTAAAGTGGTTTGCCTCATACAATATCTCCTCCTCTATTAATAATTATAATGGAGTAGAGGCTAAATATCAATGCAAAAAAGTGAATTTAAGTTACGTCTATTATATGTATAAATGTAAAATATAGCTATATATCAAAAACAATATTCAAGTAATGTTTCTAGCAAGTTTTATAGAAAAAAGTTAATTATAATAAATTTTTAAAGATACATAGGCTTCCCCTCTTTAAGTATAACATAGAAGTATAAATAAATCAACAGTCCCTTACATACATTTAACAATACAAAGAAACATTACAAAAACATTAGTTTTGACTTAGTAGGATTTGTGTTTTAGTTCCTTAAAACCAGAGGACGTAAAAATTCACTTTTGTAAAGAAAATTCACAAAACCAAGGACTAATTGCACTTAAAGAAACTTGAATCTTTTTTGAAGTGAATATGTATTTTTTAACAAAATAATAGCATGAGAGGTTGAAATATTGCAAAAACTTAAAACAACAAAAAGAAAACCCTCCGGAGAGGGTTAACTTAATTATTCATCATCTTCGTCGTCATCATCCATGCTGAATGGTAGGTCATCATCACTTAATTCAGGTACATCATCTACACCTAGGAATTTAGGGTCTGGAGCTAATACCTTTTTAACTCTATCGCGAGTCTCGCCTTCATACACTTCATGACCAATAAGAATTTGACAAGGTTTACCAGCTAAGTCATCCAAATCCAATTCGAACTGTCCATCCAAACCTTCTACACCTAAGTTCTTCAGAATACCTTTAACATTCCATAATGCTTGTGGCTGCAATGATGCATTTAAGAATGCTCTGCGGTTGTTGAACCCTTCGTCTTGAATCTTGAATTGGAAGCTCAAATAAGGCTTACCTGCTTTTGATTCCTCTTCTGTAACCTCAAATACAGTAGCATTATATTTTCCTTTTGGTAGAGGTTCGAAATCTCCGCCTTGTACACCTGTAAAATCTAAACTAATTCCCATTAATAAACACTCCTTAGTTTGTTTTGAGAGGCAAGGGTTATCTCACCTCTCCTAATCTATTATTATTATTATACACTAGCCTAGCAAAAAGTTCAACTCTTATTTTTCGGTTGTTTTCTCCTCATCACCTAGGTCAATTCCCTTTTTGGTAGTCTCTGTTTTCTTAACTGGCTCTTGCTTTTTGGTAGTCGTAGTAGGTTTCTTTACCTTACCCTTACGTTTAGCTTCCCACGCATCGATAATCTTACCTACGGTTGGCATTTTTAAACCAGCACCCAACGACTGTGTTCTATCTTTTAACATTTTATGCTTACCAAACGGACGTGTATATAACTGGTTTTGGAATTTACCTTTATCATCATTACCTTCCAAATAACCAACGATGTCTACATACCCAGGAACTTCTCTTGCTAGTTTACCTGGTAGAGATGGTAGCATCTGTATTTCACCAGTAGTTTCATCCTTGTCAGTTTGCAGGTGAACTAAAAAGATAGTATGCATTTTAAGAGAACGGAACTTACGTATCACCTGCCGAAGTTGATTACTTGACTTGCCCCACTCACGTACGGATGGCACGTCTGGGTCTCTATCAGGGTGTTCAGAGATTACATCATCCATCAAGCTGCTCATGTTGACTTTTTGTAACTCTGTAAGCTGGTCAATTACTACTGACCGATACATTGGCGGTTCAAATTTAAGAGCTTCCTCTTTCTTCTCTACACCAAATAGGACTGCTAGTTGCATACGAGCTTTCTTTTTCTCAGTAGCTTCCGTTTTATCATTAAAGAAGATATCGCGGTAATGTACATATTTATATAAGAAATCATACAGCTCGAGTATATCTTCGAAGCTCTGAATCTCAGTATAATCGACACCCATCTCTTCCAATGATAGTTTACCAGCTTCCACATCCGCAATTAGTACTTTACCTGTTTCAGGGTGCTTATCAGCAGACCCACCAAACATAGTCTTCCCTGCACCAGGCTCACCATAAACAATAATGTTTAACCAGTGTTGTGCTAGTTCCTGAACATCCTTCTGGGACGTATTTTTAATTTTAATTTTCATTGCCACTATAATCAGCTCCTTTTTATTTACCTACTTTTTCGTCAAACGTTTCTTCTTCAGCTTCCCTTGGTTCATACAACTCTTGTAGCATAGGTTCATAGTCTTCTCTGTTCTGTACCATCTGACAAACTTCTTTGAAGTCGCAATCCCAGCTGCAATCTCTCGTTGGATTCGGATAAAATGCTTCCGCTGATAACATATCAATCGCTTCATAAAAGACTTGCTCTTGAACACTAGTAATAGCCTCATGTGTACGACGTACGAACTCACGACGGAAGAACTTATTACCCTTATTGTCCAGGTGATTCAATATGTCTGTGTAATCTGCAGGGTCAAAACCATTGTCTTTAATAGCTTGTAAGTATACATCATAGGTAGTATCAATGGATTTATTTTTAGATAACCCCTTCCCACTCTTTAATACAGTCGGTTTAGTAGGTTCTTTCTTACGAAGCCCATTGTAAATTACACCCTCAACTGGTATATTAAATAGATATTGCGCTGCCCAGATGTAAGAGCTAATCTGTTCATCCATATCTAAGATATTATCCCATGCTGAAAAGGACTTAGCTGTTTTATGTTCCAGTATCCAATAATGACCTAAGTCATCTTTTACGATGCCATCAAAACGTCCTTCATACACAACTGGTACTTCACCGCCATGCTCTGGGTGCTCTACCATTAACTGCTCACCAGTATCAGGATTTGTTATTGGTAGACTGAACATTACCTCCATTTTATAAGGTTCAAAGTTGTCTTTGTCCTTACACCAAGAAGCATAATGCTCCAAAATCATTTCACCCTGTGCTTTGGTTTCGTTGAGTGCATCTAACTCCTCATCCCATACACCCACATCTTTTTTGATACGTTCGATTTCACCGTCAGCCCATTCTTGGAAGGCACCTAACAATGTGTTTTTACCTTCATAATACAACTGTAAGGCATGGTGAACTCCTGTACCTAACCAAAGTGTGTTGTTTGGTTTCTTCGGCTGCAATCCTCTTTGCAACTTGGATGTGAACGAATACTTCCTTCTACAACGCTTAAACACTTTCCTATCACTTGTGTGGATAGCTATCCTATCCTGAAAGATTGCCATGAATAAACCTCCTCCTCTAAATTTATGTTTCCCTCTTACAATATTAATTATATGGGATATTAGCTCAAAAGGCAACCCTTTAAATAGAAAAAGCCACTACCCTTTTAGGCGGGCAATGACTTCTTCAATAGCGCTGGCTTCATCTATCAGGTCTTGTTTCTCCTGCAGGATGGTCTCGATGTGTTCTTCAATGGTATTCTCTGTTACTAGATGATAGATAAGTGGATTATTCTTTTGTCCCATTCTATCTACACGTGCAATAGCTTGCTCGTTATCTCCCGGCACGTAAGACTTGTCTGTAAATATTAATGAGCTAGCTGTTTGTAAGTTTAAACCTTCTGACATGGTCTTGATTGTACCTAAACAAACCTTTATATTACTATTAGGGGCAGTAAATCGCTCCATAGCTAGTATTCTGTCTTCGCTGGAAACATCTCCATGAATACTAACACACGGTATGTTTTTGTGTCCAAACAGCTCTATCAGGTATTTTATAAATTTCTTATACCAGCTAAACACTATAATCTGGCCTTCAGTGTTCTCTATTATGTCTAGCAAGGTTTGGACTTTATTAGAACTCTCCTTCCCACCAACAATCGCAGGTGAAAGACATATCTGCCTTAGCTTAGCATATTGTGCTGATGTTGTTGGGGTTAAGAGAATCTCGTCGTCTTCTAGAGTTGCCATCATGTCATCCTGTATTTGCTTATAAAGTTTTTTCTGATAAGGTGTCATCTGAATGTTGATAGTCTTGTGAATGATATCTGGTAGCTCCGTTAGGACGTCTCTCTTTCGCCTTTGTATCAGGTACTTATTCATTAAATACTTGTAAGCCTTTAGATTCTTAGGACCAACTATATCTGGTGTTTGGCTATAAAAAGAATCCTCTGTTTCACAGAACCTATCTACAAAATGCCAATAGGATGTAAATCTATCTTTATCAATTAAACGTAGTAGTTGATATACCTCATGGTGGTTATTATTAATCCAGGTACCCGTTACTAAAATAAGAGAATCATACTTCAGTTTCGAAGCACCTTCCGTAAGTTGTGTTTTACGTCCTTTTAATCTATGAGCTTCATCACAGATTACTACATCCCATTTAGTAGACCATAATTGTTTGAAAGTTCTGTCTCGGAGCATTTCATAGTTGATAATATTGAACCTTTTCTCTTTAGCTAAGTTCTGGTTCATTTTCTCTTTCTTTTTATAAGTAGTATCCACTGGGATGATTTCATAAGATGGGTCCGTAGACCATTTATTTATTTCAGCTTTCCATGTACCCATTAAGGACTTACTACATACGATTAATACTTTGGATGCCCTCTTCATATCACAATAGGCAATAGATTCTAATGTCTTACCAGTTCCTGGAGCATTACCAAGTATCAATCTATTCATATGCTTCATAGCATTAACATCGACACGCTGATACTTCCGTAACTTGTTGCTATACGGTATATCTATGTCCACATCATCTAATGTTTTTAAACTAGCAATTTTCTTTGCATCAATTGCTTGTGCTTGGGCCCATGCTTTTACTTCTGAGCTTATTTCGGTCTGTTCCTTTTGTAACATCTTCTTGACCTGTAAAAATATAATCTCATCTCTGTTAAACCTCAATTTGTTTTTAGCTTTATTTAGATTGGTCCCAGGAATGTTATTTTGTAATTTCTTCAGAATCTTTGATTCACCGGTAACACTAATCTTTTTGGACCCGTCGAATGATATCTGCAGAATGCTCACCTTTACCCTCCCCAAATGTTAGAAATACGTAGCCATGCCTAATTGCATCCCTTGCATGCCTGGAAGTAGATACTTTGAATACACCTAAATCTCTTAGCTTATCATTATCAAAAAATTCCTTATCAGAAGGTTGCTGGCTGTAAAATAATATATTATTGAAATAGCAGTGCGCTTTAATTACCCCAATCACTTCTACTTCTAAAAAAGAATCCCAAATCTTTTGTTTAGCCTTCCAAGGGTATAATTTGAACGATTCAAATAATACCAGGTCAACTTTAGCTTGGTTTATCATTTCCGGTATGTCTTTCCAGTCCGGGGATTCACCTGCGGAGATTACGTGGTCGTCTTCGAATAGAGCCCAGCCTGTTGTATGTCCTGGATCAAATACTAGGAATCTCATACACTACCTCCTTAAATAAAAAGCCCCGGAATAACTCCGAGGCCTTTTCTAATCTGCTTACGCTTCTTGTTCAACTTTTTCTTGAGGCTCTTCTTTCGGAACGTATTCCGCATGAACCTCTTTGAACATTTTGCGCGCACGTTGAATCGCTTGGCGGTAAGATTTACCTGCCTCATTTTTGATCTGACGCCCCTCATGGTTTGCAGTGATTTGATACACCTTCACGTCTTTTACTACTGCTTCCTTATCTTCAGTAGCTTCCTCCACAACTTGCTCTTCTACGAACTGAGTTGCTGTAACCTCTACACCGTCTTTCTCACGATTGTAAAGTACAGTTTCTTTCTTGATTTCACCCATTAGTAACCTCTCCTTTAAATATAATAATTTTATTTGTTTACCTCAATGTATTTATTATAATACAACCCTAGCTGGTAGTCACGGGGTTTTGACTAAAAAGTAAACCAGAAGAGAAATACTCCTCTGGTGCCTTTTTATTTTGCGTCTTTGTCGTTGTTACGTACCACACCAAATACCCCTAAAATAGTAAGAACAGCTGAACCTAAAGCAATGAGTCCCTCTTGTAAAGCAGTAACCCCAATCTCAGAAAGTCCAAATGCCGCCCCAATACCAAGAGCTACAACTGGTGCACTAAGCGAAATGACTTTTTTGATATCCTTTTTATTCATGGAATCACCTCCTAACAGTTGCTGAAGTGTTTGGTCCTACATAAATGTTTCGCTTGCCTCGACTTGTTTTAATTGTAACTACATTAGGATAAGGCTCGTCTAGAATATCATAAGTGAGCCCACCAAAAGCCGCAGGTGTTAAATACCAGCTAATGTTTTTGCTTACTGGTTGTACATCTAATGTGTACGTACCCCAGGTCTTAGCACTAGCAGGTAAATGTACCGTTCCTTTGGATTGCTTATTTTGTTTAGGCTTCTTTCCCTTACGTAATGCTTTGAGTAAGCGTAAGTTTTGTGATGCAGTACCACGGTAATTGTTAATTCCATATTCACCTGCAAGGTCTTTTCTGGCACTGAAACTAGAAGGTCTATTATGGAAATTTAGGTAGTCTACCACTGAAGTGCCAGTATATTCGCCTTTACCCGGGTCCTTACCACTTCTGAGATATTCTAGTAATCGTAGATTTTGGTCTGGAGTACCCTTGTAATTTTTAATGCCGTATTGTTTTGCTAGTTTTGCCCTATTACTAAAACTAGAGTCTACTTTGATAGA